TGATAATAAGATTTGTTTAACAGAAGATATAGAAAGTGATGAAGTACTAGATTTTATAAAACATAAACTAATGAAAATATATCATAAGGATGATGATAAATACAAGGAAATTTATAATATGGTCAATGACATTATAAAAAATACATAATGATAGTTATAAAAATAAAATGAGTACATAATTCAGTTAATCTTTCATATTATAAAAACTTTCTAAATTTTCTAGAAAAAATAAATTATGTACTCATTTTTTAAATTGAACAATACAAGATAGAAAATCTATAATATAAAGATAAGATTAATAATTATTATCAACAATATGTTATCAATACTTAATCTAGTAATATGTTCTGACAATGATAATGAAAAATATAATGAAATGTATAATTGTTTAAGAAATTTTTATTTAAATTATGAAAAACATAAAAATGTTTTTGTTAAAACATATTTTTTAAAATTTACAGAAGATATTGATAATTATAAACTGGAAGATAATATACTTTATATAAAAGGCAAAGAAAGTTTTGTTCCTGGAATTATAGAGAAAACTTTAAAAGGATTTCAATATTTTTCTGACCAAATTAATGATTACCAATATATTATTAGAAGCAATTTAAGTACAATTATAGATTTTGAATATTTGGCAAAAGAATTAGATGCAAACCCAATCCATTTTTATGGAGGAGGACATAAAAGAAATTTACAGTGGACAGGTGGTGGTATTAATGACAGTACATGGTTTGGAACAGATTATATAGAAGGTACTTCAATTATTTTTACACCAAAATCAATAAAATATATAATAGACAATATAGGATTAGTGCGTACAAATATAATAGATGATGTTTCTATAGCTATATTTATGAGAGAACATGCAACAAATGAGAAAGTTCAAGATATTCATGAAAGTAGGTATGCTATTGTACCATGCTTTGTAATGAATAATAGAATTTGTGTAGATAGAATAAAGGATATGGTTCTTAATAACAATTTTATATTTTATAGAAATAAATGTTGTAACTACAGAGAGATAGATTCTATTCAAATGAATATTATAAAAGATATAATAATTGAAAGAGAAATATTAAACAAAAATCTCATATCATAATAGGTTGAGAAACAAGTTATATTTAATATGACTAAAACAGAAAATATCAATGATATCTTATTTGAAATGCATGGTGGAAAAGGGTTGTTATTAAATAAAAACTATGGTAAAATGATATCAGAACAACCTATCAAAAAACCTACCAAAAAATCTACCAAAAAACCTACCAAAAAACCTACCAAAAAACCTAAATAAATTATTTTACACAATTATAATAGTCGCTAGTAAATGTATTAGTGTATGTAAAATAAGGACCTTTATCACATTCATCAGTTAAAAATACTTTGCTATAATCACAAGAAACACTAGGTTCTTTTGAAGTTTTAGCTTTAGACTGGAAATTAAATAATTTATAACTATTATATTGGTCTGCTAAAAGATCACTATATTGATATTGATTTACCCAATCACCTTCACCATAATTAGGCCTTTTATATATACAACTCTTTTTGTTGATAGAAAATCCTTTTATCATATCACTCTCATTATTTTTTATATTTTCTATGTTGTCATAAAAACTATTATGCATTCTACAATCATTTAAATTAATTTTATCTTCAAACAATCTATTTTGATTTTGTATGTATTTACTTGATAATACACTCATATTATAACAAGAAGCTTTGGCACTTAAATCCTTTGGATTATAATCGTTATTATAAGGCACTTCTACGTAATTATTCATTTTAATCTACTATAATAATTTAATAAAAAATAATGTATATATATAGTAAATGTTGTATAATTTATCGTCTCAAAACTCTAAAGAAATAAATAATATGTTAAAAACACAAACTTGTGTGGTATTTTATTATTGGAATTATTGTGGTTATTGTCAGCAAATTAAACCTATATGGGATAAAGTCACAAAAAAATATGCTAAAAGCACAAGTATACATATAATAAATGTAGAAGTTGATCATTTAGAACTATTGAGAGCAAAATATAAAAAGAATATATCAGGTGTTCCTACCATTATTAAATATTCTAAAAGCAAACGTATACAAGAATTTACAGGGAGAAGAATATTCAAGGATTTAGATGATTTTGTGAAAGAAAAAATTCCTAAAACAAAATAATTTAAGGATTATATGTATGATATATAAATAATGAGTATAGTTGATGAAATAATAAACAATCCAAGGGTTGAACCCAGTGAAGAAGAACTAGATACATTTAAAAATCTTGTAAATGATTGGTTTAAATATGATGATCAAATACGAAAACTTGTTATAGCAATCAAAGAAAGAAAAAATTATCAACGAGTATTAAATAATAAAATACAAGAATTTATGTTCAAATTTCAGTATAATGACCTAAATACTCAACACGGTCGCATTAAAACAAATGTCAAAGAAATGAAAGCACCAATAAAAATTAATGAAATAAAAAATAAAATTATACAATATAAAGAACTATCTGGTGAAGATCTCCTCAAACGTATTTTTGAAGAAGATAGAGAAATGATTGTTAAGAAAAATATTCGCAGAATTATCCCCAAAGTATCTCTTACTTTATAAGAATTTTTTATATTTTTTCATTGTGAAATGCAAATGTTATTTCTAATATCATCATATTCATAATTAGTAGAATAAAATGTTTTTTTAATATTATTTTTTATAATTGCATTTTGACAATTGCAACAAGGTCTGGAATATTTTAATGGATTGTTAAATTTAGTTGGACCTATTCTTACAACATATAATTCAGAATCTTGTAATAAATGTTTAATTTTTCCTTTGATGCTCGATAGTGCCGCAACTTCTGCGTGAACACTATACTCTCCAACATAATAATTATATCCAGCACCTATTATCTTTCCTTTGTGTACAATTATCGCTCCATGCTTATGGCCCATAGGAGACTTCATAGCAGTTTTTGCTGCTGCTTCCATAAAGTTTTTTTGTTTTTCATTTGAAGGTTTTGCGCCAATATCATCAAAATACTCATAATATTCGGATGTTAAATCACCCTTAAATTTTGCTTTCAAAGCTCTGATATGATTGTTGGCGGCACCACGCCTCGCATTTATAGAATCAACCATGATTATAATGTATTATTTGTATGTCAATATAAATATAACTGTATATAATTTGTCATTTTTTTATATATTATTATAATTATCTGACCATTTCATGTTCATAACATAGATTGTGAACATATAGATTTTCTGTTCTACCAACTCTTTGTGCTCTACCTATTGCCTGTTGTTTATCAATACCCATAGAATGAAATATAACAATATCTGTTGCATAACTGATATCAATACCAGAACCGGCATATTGTGTATTCAAAAGAATTACCTTTAATTTTCCAGACTTGAACTCATTTAAAACGTTCATCATATGATTAGTATTCCCTTTTAATTCTCCATAAGTAATATTATATTCATTAAGCATTTCAATTATTTTAATAAAGCCGTTATCTACCCTGCTAAATACAAGAAATTTACCATTTGGTTTTGCTTGAATTATTTCTAATAATGATTCTTCTTTACTAAGTATACCTTTTCCAAGTCTTTCTACAACTTCATCTATAACAGGTGTTGTTTCTATATTTTCTTTAGATACAATAGCAGTTAACTGTTGTGTACTTTTGATAATACTTCTACATTCTGGACATTTTTTTGCAGTGTTATTATTTACATTATTTAACCATCCTATTAAACATCCTCCGCAAAATATGTGAGCACATTCTAATATAATAGGGTGTGTTATGTTATCAAGACAAATAGGACAAATTTTATTCTCTATTTCTGTAATTCTATCGGTCAAATTTTTCAATTTTTCTTGCAAAATATTAAGGTCATTATCTATATTCTTAAGTTTTTGTAATTTTGTTTCTTCTGCAATATCTAGACTTGTAATATATTCTTTTTCTTTTATTTTATTTGAAATATCTTTATTCATGTCTGCACAAATTAATTGTACAATACCTTCTTCGGTTTCATTCTTTCCCCCAAGATCTTTGACAGCACCAGAAATATCATTTGCATTTATTTTTTCTAATATTGCTGGACTGATATAATTTTTAATAATTTGTAGATGTCTAGATAATTTACAAAGATGATATTTTTCTATTAGTGGTGGTATTTTAAAACTTTCTCTTACAAAATCTCTATCACATTTTACAATAATATAATTGATATAATCTTCTCTAAGTATATCTCTAATATTGTAAAATAAAGAATATGAAGATGAAGAAGCTTTTGTACAAAGCATCGGAAACGTCCCACTTATCAACCATAAAAATAAATATTCAAAAATATCTAATCTATTGATAATATCATGACATTCGTCGACCATTACTCTCTTCCATTTATTAATAAATGATGAATTCTTATCAAAATAATGATTATAATAACTAAATAGCGCATCTAGTGTTGTATTTTTAATCAAAACTACATCATATTGATTAAAAAATTCAATTATGCCATTAATATTTTGTTTATCATACTGAGGAAGATGTTTTCTAATATAATTTAAGTTATCAATTGCTAGATATTTTAAATCCGTGCTTTCCTTTAATGTTTTTTCCCATTGTATATACACAGGACCTCTGGGGACAATAATTAACGTTGAATTAATCATATTATTAAACATAGGTATATTAGCATTTGAGGATACTGCAGTAAAATAGTTGTAAGCTTTATTACTATGATAACTATGTGTTTTAACGTTATTAATATGAATATTTTCTATAGGATTTGCAGCTATAATAGATAATGCAGTTAATGTTTTACCGTAACCTACTAAATCGCCTATAATTCCAATATTTGTAGAAATTTTTACATTGCCAGCTGCAAATCTGTATGGACATATATAATGATAAGTTTGATTATAAAATTTGTTAAAGGTTTCTTCATTGAATTTATAATGAATTGTTCCTTCGTTTTCCATTAGGATAGCTTTATATAAACACGCTAATTGATGTGGTTTTAGAGCTTTTTTAATTTTAACTGGCTGATTGCATCTGGGCGATTTAGCGTCCATTTCAATATCATAAATGACATTAGTATATGACATTTATATTATGCTACTACTTATAATACAAAATATATTTATATATATTTCTATGAAAATGATATAAGAAAATGATACAAAATATCATATATAATAATGACCGAAACACAAGAATCTGTTCAAATGAAGATTGAAGATGAGCCTCAGCAACAATCACCTCCTCAAGAAATGAAACGTAGAAAAGTAGTTTTTGCACTACCTGGTGATTCATTTAGTTCTAAATTTTTGATTGCATGGACAGCAACAATTAGTAAACTATGGGATATGCGCTGTTACGAGATTATGTTGTCTCCTGGTTCAGGATCATTTGTTCCATTTGTACGTATGCAAACACTAGGTCTTGATGTAATGAGAGGAGAAAATCAGAAGCCATTTGGTGGACAAGATTTCGATGTGTGGATTACAATTGACAGCGATATTATTTTTACACCAGAACAAATTGTTCAACTAATTGAATCTACAGATGAACATCCTGTAGTTGCAGGTATGTATAGAATGGCGGATCTTACACATTTTGCTTTTGTAAAAGATTGGGACACATCATATTTTAAAGAAAATGGTACATTTAAATTTTCAACACCAGAAGAAATTGAAGCATGGAAAAAAGAGACAGAACTAAAATATTTACCAGTCAATTATACTGGAATGGGATTTATGGCAGTTAAAAAAGAAGTTCTAGACAAAATGAAATACCCATATTTTGATGCTGAAGTGCAAGAAATTGTTAAAGAAGATGGTTCTAAACTTAGAGATATTTGCAGTGAAGATGTTGCATTTTCTAAAAATATTTATAAAGCAGGATACCAAATTGTAATTAATACTGATATTCGTGTAGGACACACCAAACCTTTGATTATTTAAATTTCAAAGTATTATAGTAGAATAAAGATGATAATAAATAATCTATTTTCTTTTATTGAAAATGCAGGATATTATGATATTTTGATTTATATCATAATAGGATATTTATTATATTATTTCTTTTCAATTTCAATAGTATCTATAGCTTGTTTAATAATAGGGGCTATATCCGGATCATATATAACTTATAAATTTATTTCTTTGAAAATTTAGCTTTATTTGATCTCATATTTCCTCTTTTTTGTCCACCATATGTGTCCTTTTTAGGAAGTTTATCATATGTAATACGTAAGGATGCATTTTTTTCTGAATTATAATTATCACCGTCTTTACTCATAAATTCATTTTCATCTATACTGTCATTATTTTCAATATCAAGCGTATCATCTGGATATGTATCATTGGGAAGTGTATCATCTGGATATGTATCATTGGGAAGTGTATCATCTGGATATGTATCATTGGGAAGTGTGTCATCTGGATATGTATCATTGGGAAGTGTATCATCTGGATATGTATCATTGGGAAGTGTATCATCTGGATATGTATCATTGGGAAGTGTGTCAAAAGATATATTTGAATCAGGTAATGTATCTAATTTATCATATACACTTGTTGTTTCTGGAATAGATTTGTTTGATGTATCAATAAATCCAATATTAGATTTTAAATAATTATTATTTGTTGACTGTGTTTGTGGTATAGATTTTTCAGATAAATATTTATTTTCGAGTATATCAATATGTGAAGGTGAAGAAAAATAGCTATAAATCCAATATATTATTCCAATTATAAGTAGTAAACCTAAAAAAACTCCAATTCCTATAAAAACCCATTTTAATGTATCCATGGTATCCTTTATATTTGTTGTACTTGTGGTTTCTAATTTATTATTAGTTACAGCAGTACCAGTATTAGTACCAGTATTAGTAGCAGTATTAGTAGCAGTATTAGTAGCAGTATTAGTAGCAGTATTAGTAGCAGTATTAGTAGCAGTATTAGTAGCAGTATTAGTAGCAGTATTAGCATTGGTCTCTGTAGTAGTGAATTTTTCTAATTTATTTATTAACATATTTGTTTGAATTAATTTAAGCATATTTATAGCTTCAATGCCATTCATTTTATAAAGGCTATCTATATTAATAAATTAATAAAATATTTTTGTTTTTCTTCGTAGTTTATAGATATACAAAATGAAACCATTGAAGCCTGTAAAGGTGTTAAGGTGGTTAAGTGATACATTATATAAAGTATATATTTTTGATAAAAATAACAATACGATATATGATGATCAAGTAACCGTTATCAAAGAAAATATTTATCAAGACGACAATATGGAATATGCTCTTGAAAAAATAGCTTATTATATCAGTAATATAGATAATATAACATTATTACCATTTTATGCGTGGAATAAAAAACGTCCATTATTATTTGATATAGAAACAATAAAATGGAAAGGGTATCATATAAATCCATTTAAATCTAAAGATAGAAATGCAGAAGAACTAAAAGAACCAATTATCTATAATTATAAACATTCCTTATTTGATACTACACATGTAAATATAGTTTTTTTCAATGATTTCAAAGAAAAGAATAAATACTATTTTACTGATTACAAGACATCATTCTCTAATCTTACAAAACGCGAGTTAATATTGAATGAATTATTTAATAAGGATATCGTATATACTAAAATATTATATGAAAAATATCATCGAATAGATTTATTTGATACCCTAAAAACTCCGATGGATTTATCAATACTTTTTGATAGTTTACACACTACAAAAGACATACAATTAATTCAATTGGTCAATGATAATTTTAAATTATTATATAAATTACACAAAAAACATAATTTAACAGAGAAATTCTTAGCAAATGTCTTCAATTTAGATAAGGTAAGACAATATGGATGTATTAATTTATTCTCTATAATGTCTAATGGCACATATTGCAAAATAACTATTGACAACGTAGGTATAATAACATTATCATATATTTTAGACTTAAGAAGTTCAATTAATTGGAATGATTTATCATTAAATAAAAATATGATTTTGAAATATATTAACAATTTTGCAAAACAAAAAATTATTCTCAAGGAAAAATATATCAAAATGAATATATATTACAATATTGATAACAGTAGTTTTGCTATTTTATCTAAAAAAATTGGAGAATATATAGATATATTTCACGTGGTCAAACTATTTAATGAGAAAAATAAAAATAAAATTACCTGCATATATAAGCGAACAAATAATTATAACAAAGAACCTATAAATATTAATGAATATATACAATCTAGATTAAATCTTGGAATTAACGATAAAGAACTAGTAATTGAATTAATTAATCTTGGTATAAGTGAGCCTGATGCCAAAATTCTAGTTAAAAATGAAATTGAAATGATAAATGTTATACAACAAAATGATTTGATAAAGAACAAAATAGATAGTACTGGTACTTTAGTAACTATTGAACAATATAAACAAGGATATTTAATTGATATATCAAATTGTCCATCTAAACAAGATTTAAATCATTTAATATATTGGCTTACAAGAATAATTGAAAGTACAAGAAAAGTAGTGAAAAAAGAATTAAAACAAGTCAAACCAATATCACCAGCTGTTAATGTTGTAGAACCTAATTCATTTAAATCTACATCATCTGAACAATCAGACGATAATATTGGAGATATTAATTTGGATCTTGGTTCAGATGATGATTTTTTTCAAGGAGGTGCTTTAGGAAAACAAAAACACGGATATTTTATAAATATGTTGAGAAATGCAGATAAAAATTTATTTAGCAAAAATTATGCACGAGATAAATGTCAAGCAGCAAAACAACCTCTTGTATTGACAAAACAAGAAAAAGAAAATCTAGAAAAACAAGATATGTTAAAATATTTTGATAATATAATTTCACATGGAAGTACACCTTCTATTAAAAATTATTATGCTTGTCCGCGCATTTGGTGTCCTGAAAGCAAAATACCATTAGATTATACAAAAGACGACCTAAAATGTCCCCTAGAAAATGAAGAGCCTATGAAATTATTTTGGGACAAGGACAAGACTATTCCGAGATTTGTCAAATTAACAGAACCTGATGAGAATGGTATTTCTGTTCCTTGTTGTTTTAAAAAAGAGCTGGATAAAAAAGGTAAGATTGCTAAACAAAAAATACAAAAGGAAGAACCAGAAAAAAATATCAATAATTTTGAAAAAAATTCATTGAAAGACAATGATGAAAACTACATAATGAATAAAACTGCACCTATACCAATTGGGCGTTATGGAATTGTTCCAGAAAGTTTGTATAAACTTCTAATGCCAAATGTAAATTTTGTACTATGTTCAAAAAGTTTGAATAAAGTAGAAAAATGTCTAGTAAGAAAAGGCATATTGCACAAAACGCAGAAAAAACATAATACTAAAAAAGATAGTGTACTATATGCAGTATCATATCTATTAGGATTTAAAAGCAAAGCGGCTCTTATTAAAGATATCATCAATCGTCTAGATATAATTACATATATGTCTTTAGAAGATGGTAATATATGTAAGGATTTTTTAGATTTAGAACCTATAATTCCAGAAAACAATAAAAAATTATGTCATCAATTTATGCAGACACTTAAAAATCATAAACTACTTGACATTAGCGACTTGAACTGTAATAAACCATCATATAAATTATCTAGACTTTTAAATATTTACAAATCATATACAAAATTCATTGACTACTTATCTAGCGATGACTATCCTACAGACAAAGGCGTATATTATTTAAACTCTTTAATAAGTATATTATATAATACACTACTACTTGTATGGGAAAAAACAGATAATGAAATTAATTTAATATGTCCTTATTATACTTCATTTACTGATATTTTATCTGGCTTGGATCTAAATCCAAAATCAATTATGATTATGAAAGAAGGAGAATACTATGAACCATTGGAACTCAAATTAAGAAATAATGACGGTGATAAAATGTTAAAGTTAAATGATTTTCCTAATATTAAAAATATACTAGGCGAATGTACAAAAATAAAACAAATGAGTAATGATAATCAAATTTATAATAATTTAATGATTTTATATCAATATACCAAGACACAAATATATAAAAAACCAAATGATTTTAAATTTAAAACTATCATAATAAATAATGATTTAACAATAAATAAATTAATGACCAATTCCAATGTATTAGTAAAAATAAATCCTATATCAATATCTCTTTTACCAAATCTTATTAAAAATTTAGAAATTCAAAATATCAAATTTTATGACGATATAATTGGTAATTCTTATAATATAAGATTGCTAAAAAGCGATTTAAATCAATTATCATCGAAACTGAAAGAATATAATATGAATATAGATATGGGAACTGTAAACCTACAAACAAATGAGGAAATATATAGCACTATGATATTAATGAAACAAGAATTATCAAGTGACAATATAATACACGTAGCTACACACAATCCATATTATAATTATATAGAAACAGATGTTAAACAAACAAAAAGATGGTTTCAATTGCAGAAATTAGTTGTTGCAAAAATAATTAATACATTTAATGATAAGAAACTAGAAGAATTATTGAAACTCAAAAGACCAGATATAATCAAAAAATTACTAAATATGTTTACTAAAGTAGCGGATAAACAATATTTGCAAGTAATTTTAGAAGAATTACCTTTATATTCTATTGATGATTTGAAAAACTGGATGACAAATATAATACTATATGATAAATATGATTATTATTCGGGTAAAATAAATGAAAATAAGACCGAGTTTCTATTTTCTCAATATCATGTGAATAATAATATTCCCAAAATATTTCTTACCTATCACAAATCTCTACCTAATAATTCTTTTGAAAAACCGGAAATAAATCTATATAAAATCAAAACTCAAGAAAAATTAAATGTAGATATATTACCATCAATATATAATGGTATACCAGAAAAGCTAAAATCTAAATGGACAAAACATAAAAAAATGGTTTGGAACCAGATGACTTTATTGAGAAGAAAATATACAAAGGATATTATCCCTGATTTGTTTAAATGGATATCAAATTTATTAGGCTATTCTTTAGATTATACACAAAATATTACAATTATTACGAATAACAAATATTTTGAAATTATAAATAATGATAGTGTAATGGCTGATTTATTTTATGATCCATCTTTTTACCATGAATACATTAAGTCCATGAATATAATAAATAAAACAAATAAAAAATTTAAAACATTAAATCTCTTTTTCGAGACATATTTTAACAAATCTTCACCAACTGAAAGAAAGCAAATACTTGTAGATATAATTAATAAAAATACATTATATCCGAACGATATTGACATTTTAAGTATGTCAGAACTTCTAAATATATCAATTTTAACAATACATAGAACAAAGTATGGCGATACAGATGATAATATCAAAAGAGGAGAGGTAGACGACCTTGTATCTTCATCTACATTATTCCCAGCAAAAACAAATATAATGTCAAGACCATTAGTAATCCTAGGAAAAGAATATGATAAAACACATTCTAGCTATTATGCTATCATTGAAAAAAATAAAAATATATATTTACAATTAAAAGACGCACATCCTAATATCAAAATGTTAGTAGAAAATCATTTGCAGTAATTAAATTGTAGCTCTTTTCTGTGCAACTTGTTTTTGATATAATTGTGTTATATTTTTATTTGCAATTTGTTTCTGATTAATTACATTTCTATTGTATTGGTTTATAATAATCTTATAATTTAGCAATATTTTATGTACATTGGTTCTAAATATTGCATTTTTCATTAATAATGTTTTAATAGTATTTATATGATCGTCTTTTTTCTTCATATTAAATGTAAAAATATCATTTAGTTTATATTTTATCAATTCATTTATTATTGTATTTACTTGTTCTTCTATTTTTTTTTGGTTTTGTTGGCCAGTTACTGACATATTTGATGGCGGCTTTAATGAAGTTCCTCGTGGTTTAATAGATGAATGTGCACGAGAAGGTAATATTAAAGATGTTCCTTGTTTATTCAGTGTATGCAATCTATATAATTGCTCATTCATTTTCCTAATTATAACTTGGATAAAAAATACAATTTATATTTACAAATCTTTATTCTTAAATAATTTTAACTTTTTGTTCAGGCATATTAAAGCATTTCATTTCTTGGGGGTTCAATTTAAAGTTAATCATTAGATCTTCTTCTAGACAAGAAACATCTTGGTCATCATCTTCTTCATATATAACATCTAACTCTTGATTATCTTCTTTCACGACAACATCTTTCAATAATTCCATCATATGTTCTTCATCTAGTAAAATCCTGCTATCACCAGTTCCACAAGGAGGCTGTTGGCCTAACATAACATTTGCAGAAACGCCATTTACCTTATCATATTCTGCGAAAATACTGGCATTTATCAACATATCTGTGGTTTCTTCAAATGATGATTTTGCCAATGGTCCAATATCTCCCCTGTTAATTCCGTGTCTATCAATTGACATAAGTTGTCCTTTATAAGTCATCGTATCAATCAATAATGACATATGTCTATAATTCATTGAACCTTCACTAGTAACATTAACTAATTCTCTATACAATGAATTTCTTGCCGCTTCAATTCCCAATGTCTCATAAATTTCTCGAATATCATTGGAAATAGTACGAGTTGCGTCAATGTTGGGATTTGCAAGTATATCTATTAAATTAGTACCATCTGTGTCGAGAACCCATTCAATAATATTATCAAATTTATTAGTATCATAATTATATTTAGTATACTTTTTCTTATTCAAAGAGACCTTTTTAATACCTTTGTATCCTTTGAGCAAAACTTGATATACTATATTATGCTCAATTGCTTTGATAGCAGCAATTTCATCTTTACTATCAATATCTTTCAAAGCCAACTCTTTAAGTTTAATACGAAATATGCATTCTTCTGCATTATCATCACTATACACACAGTCAATATATCCATCATATGCTATATTTAATTTTGTATAAATATCAATCATTTTAAGATTAAATAAGTTCATTTTCTCCTTGTTAAATTTTAATCTTAGAACCCATGGAGATGAACTTCTCTGTTTACATCCAGTATCTTCCAATTGTTCAAATTCTTTATATATTTGCATAATACCTTTATCATTTTCAATGTTTGTATCATATGTATCACCATTATCCCAATAAATTTCACTATATTCTAAAATATCTGCTAATTTAGTGATTTCAATAGAGTTTTTGATATTCATAGCATGGTTCTTTGTCATTTCTAATCTTTGGTCTACTACTTCACCATCTGCATCTACTTGTGGATTTACAATACTTGCAACATCTGATTTCATATATATTAATAGTGTAGGTGTTTTTGTTTTCTTTGTAGCAGATAGAATTTCCTTCAATCTAGGTACACCTGAAGTTGCCTTAACAGCAGCAGCTGTACCAGATACATGAAATGAATCTAATGTCATCTGTGTACCCATTTCACCAATTGTTTGGGCAGCAACAATACCTACCATTTCACCTGGTTGAGCAATAGCTTGATTAAAATATTCATATATTTGTTCGAATATCCAGTCAAATATTTCTTTGGTAAAATGATATTGCATTATAAGTTTTTTGGGACACAAATGTAATCTCAGCAGTATGTGAAAGAATTTCATACCTTGATTTAAATCTTTTATAAATAAATCATTTTTAATTTTATCAATTTTATCTAGTATATAATCTGGCGTTAAATCTGTTTTAATAGCCTTGATACCCATATTTTCCAATCTTTTTGATGCTGTATTAATTAATCTATCAAATGGAATTGGATAGCTAATTATCTTATTTTTTTCATCATTAAATACATTTTTAATCAAGAAATATTTATCTTCAATAAGTTCTTCAAACATAGCTGTGCATCGCATATATGTATTTGCAGTAATAGTTTTTCCAGCTTCTTCAGTAATATGAAGTTGGATATTATCTGAAGGTTTCAAATGATATTCTTGATCAATTTCTAGATACTCCTTATCTATAATTGGAATAATCTGAGTTTCTATTTTACATCCGTCCATTCCATCTTCGCCATAAACATATTGAATAATAGAACCTACAGCTGTTCTAACAGTATTATCATAGTAAATTTTTGCATCTTCCATAGCTTTTACAAGGCGTCTTTGAATATATCCAGTTTCAGATGTCTTGACTGCAGTATCAATGAGACCTTCACGACCTCCCATAGCATGAAAGAATACTTCTTGTGGTGATAAACCACTGATAAAACTATTTTCTACAAATCCTCTAGCTTCAGGACCATCATCATATTTGGTAAAATGTGGAAGTGTTCTATCTGTAAATCCATAAGTAATACGTTTACCATCTACATTTTGTTGTCCGACACAAGCAATCATTTGTGCAACATTTGTTTCTTTGCCTTTAGAACCTGATTTAACCATATTAATCATTCTATTTGTATTTTCATCAATCTGTGAAAGACCAATTTTACCAACTTCACTAGTTGTTTCATTCAAAATACCAATAATTTCTCTCTCAATATATTCTTCATTATTGAAAATACTATTATTATCTATAGTACCGCGTCTGATTTCATCAAGTTTATTGTAAGCATTAGTTTTCATCTCTCTAATTTTACTTTTAAGTTGTTCATCTGTAGTAGTATCTGTAACCAAATCACTGATACCTACACTAAATCCAGATGTTAAGAGCCATCTGCAAATAAGTCTTTGTGTGTTATCCAAAAACTTTCTTACTTCAAATGGTCCATAATCATGATAAATTACTGGTAAAAGACCTGTGGTAATTCCGTGAAATACTGTCTTATCAAGAGTGCCAGATTTTAATTGACTATTATCAATAATAAATTTTTCATCCTTCTTGTTTTTTCTATTTATAAATAGTCCAGGTGGTAATATCTGCGAGTAAGCTTCTTTTCCAGTATACATAAATTGTTTATTAGGATCAGATAGAACACCTGAGAAATAGCTATTTACCATCTGTAAATTTGCCATAGTCTTATCTTGGATCCTAGTTGTATCTTTTGTCAATCTGAAAGCACCAAGTAAAGTATCTTGTACAACTTCAATAATAGGTTTTCCATCTCTTGGTGCCAAGATCATATAAGGAACTGCAGCAATATCCATTAATTCATTCATTGTCTGAATGTTTTGGGGACAATGCAAATTCATTTCATCACCATCAAAATCTGCATTATAAGGAGGTGTATCAAGAACATTCAATCTAAATGTTTGATATGGCATAATAACAACTTTGTGACACATCATAGACATCTTGTGCAATGAAGGCTGTCTATTAAATAACACAAAGTCTCCATTGCTAAGATGTCTATGTACAATATCTCCATTTTTCAATTCATTTGCAACTTTTTCCAAATCTGCATATTTTAAATTGATTGTAATTGCTTCTTTTAGTTTTTTTACATATTTTGCTCCAGGCCATGTTTCAGACCCATTTTTAACAAGTTTTCTCAAATTATCAATATTATAATTATTAACTACTTCAGGAAATGTAATATTAACTGCAACTTTGATAGGTACTCCTAATTCATCAATGCTAATATATGGATCGGGTGTAATTACAGATCTTGCAGATTGATCAACGCGTTTCCCATTCAAGTTACCACGAATACGCCCTTCTTTTTTCTTCATACGATCTGAAACAGATTTTAGTTTACGACCATTTCTTTGTTGAGAAGGTGCCAATCCTGGTATTTGATTATCTATGAATGTGAATATGTGGTATTGCAAAAGCATTGTTATATATTTAATAGTTTCTTCTGATGCACCTTTGTTGATTTTATCAATAATGCTATTGTTGGTTTTGATAATATCACTTAGTTTATGCGTCAAATCATCCTCGCGTCTTTGTCCATTTTCTTCAATAATACTTGGTCTTACTGCGGGTGGTGGAACAGGTAATACTGTGCAAATCATCCATTCTGGACGGTTCCATTTAGGATTAAAACCCATAATTTCCATCTCTTTTTCAGAGATACGTTTAAAGATTTTGTTAACATCTTCTGCAGTAAATTCTTGAACTGTTTTATTAGCACTATCTGTTGATTTTTTTTCCTTCCATTCTGCAATAATTTTCATAGCATTTTCTTTATTATATTTGGTAGGTTGAATAGCACCACAACCAATAGTACCATCATCGCCACACGCTCTAATCTTAGTGGTAGTATTACATAATTTAAAATATGCTTCCCATCGTTTTTGATTATTTTTAATCATCATAATTTTTTGCATATCATTTTTAAGATCTTTATGAGTGGTGTCAGGACTAATCAATATTTTTGAACACTTATAACATACACAATTCAAAATCTTTTTCACTATGTCAAAGAACATTGCGTGAAATACTGGTTTTGCAAGTACAATGTGTCCAAAGTGACCTGGGCAAAATATATTTTTTTGTTCACATGTGCTACATATTCTATTATGTTCCAAAACACCCATTCGTGAATCAAATAGTCCACCAATAATAGGTTCACTACCAGCATAAGTATCAGTCTTATTTACTTCAACAACTGACCTTTTGATTATTTCGTCTGGTCCTAGTACACTAAATTGTATACCTTTTACCTCCTGAATATCAACTTTTTGATCGTTGTATGATAGTTCTGGATAAATAGACATGTCTTCTTAATATAATAGTAGTTAAAATTACTAGACCTTTGTTTAAGCACTTTTAAAAATAATCATTTTTTTACTTTTACCAAGATAAAATTTTGAAAATTCAAAGTAATATCATAAAAATAATTTAACGCTGCTAGCAGGGCTTGAACCTGCGACCTAGCGGTTAACAGCCGCTCGCTCTAGCCAACTGAGCTATAGCAGCATTGTAAAGAAGGTTTCCTTTACAATTATAATAATACCATTAATCCTTATATAATTTTTTAGATTTATTATTGAATTATATTTAAAATATTCTTTTTATATAATTCCTTCATAGATATATAATTATTATCTATTATAAAATTTTCGTTCTTCAACCATTGTTTTGAAAATATATTATATTTATGATTTTCATTAAATAAAATATAAACAAATAAATATACAATAACTACTATCATTAAACTAGTAATAATATTTTTTGTAGCTACAAATATTATTGCAAATAATATGATAGCTTGTATATATGGTTCATTAATGATTTTTTGCTGCGCCTTTGTAAGTTCGATTTTGAGATATCTGCCTCCAATTTGAACTAATATTAAGAGAAATATGGATATTGGTTCAATTGTGCCTAAAGAATTTAATCCTAAATCTGAAAAAAATGTTTCTATCATAATCTAATTTTAAATAAGATATTATATGAATGGAGGCGGTTCAGATGTTATACTCGTATTTTCCATATGAGCAGTCCTCAATTCTTTCAGTTTTTTTAAAATTATATTGTTTATATCTTTAAAACTTTTTGAATTGTCACTTGTTTCAGGAATATAATGTACGTTTTGTATTGTGTCTAATGTTTTGTTTGAGAATATTTCCACATTTTCTTTTATTATTCCTCCATCTGTAAATAATACAATATCAAGTATAAGTGCTATTATTGTTAAAAACATTAACAATCCTATTGTTGTATCCCATAAGAATATGTAATAATTTAAAATCAATAAAATTAAAAAAATCCATGGATTATCAATAATATCCAAAATATCATCTGGATACATCACTGCTGGTCTTAATCCTAATACGATAAGATATGCTACTAAAAACCCAGTAATAATTCCTCTAAATATATAATCAATATATATTAAAGCATTCATAATTACTTCTTTACACTAATATTATATAAATATTTATAATTGATTTTTTCTTTTCAATATCTATAATAGAGAATATTGATATAAAGTACATATGACTTACTACTCAACTTTGCAAGAAGCATACAATATCGAAAGGTTTTCTAATAAAAGTAAACGATCTAAAAACAATGAAGAACCTTTTATGAATGATTATTCCCCCCAAGATGATTGTTATTATAAAAAAGAATATGGAGTTGATACAAAGGTATGTAGTCGTTCAAAACCCATATCAAAATTTACTAATCCTAATCAAAAAATGGCTCAGCAACATATTATGGAAAAGTCAGAGTACAAGAATACAAATCCGTCATATATCGAGACTAGTAAAATGGCTCTCAACAGTTCAGAAATATCTGGATACCAAACTAATCAAACTCATCAAAACCATAATTCATGTGCTCCTATACAAGCACCAAATTATGAATACCCTATTTCAGGAGAATGTAAAAATGAATTTAACAAGGTTATGAACACATATATGAACGATAATACAGCAAATAATATGTCTTACGAAGACATCAATAAAGACACAAAATTGAAAGAAATTCAACCATATTATGACGAGGATCTCGAACAGTATTTTGATATTAATAATTTAACAAATGATATTAATTATAAATCATCCAGTTCATCAAAATTTATGCCAAATTCCAATAATATTGGATATGCAAACGACAATACTGGCTATTATAAAAATGCACAAAATGGAGAAAGTGATGATTTATTAAAAACAGAAAATTATAATTTGACTGAAGAAGACAAGAAAAATGCACTTAATGCATTAAATGTATTGAAGAATATTGAAGAAAAAATAAAGAAAAATGAAAAAAAACAAGATATCGAGAATAATGTTAATCAAACAGTTATTGAACAAAATGATAAAAAAATAGAGCAAATTATAAATTCTACTTCTTCTTATACCAAAATATATAATATTTTAATTAATATTGCTTTATTTATATTTATTGGAATAGTAATAATTCTTTTGTGCGATCAAATAGTTGAACTTGCTATTCAAATAGGGATGAAAAAAACTGTAAATATTCTAGAACCATACCTTAAAATGCAACAAGTAGTTCAAATTGTCCCCGAACAACCTCCAATAAATAACATATAAGATTTATTTACTTATTATTTTTATAATATGACAATTAGTATATCAAATCTTCCTTTGATTAATTCTACAATTGTTGTAGGAGAAGATACTTTAAAAGAAAGTACAATAGTAATTAACAATAATTCTTCTTGGTGGAAACCATCGCCAAATGGTAATAAAAGAATTATGTTATGCGGAACATATCCAATTGGTACAAGTAACGGATATTCCAAAGTAGTATATTATATTTCAAAATATTTAGGTCAATTTGATGATATTGATTTAACCATTTATGGATTTCAAAATTTTGCAAATACGAGCGGTGCAAATATTCGCAACGATATTCCTTCACGAGTAAAACTTCATGACGCCATGGCTCACGAAAATCCAAAAAGAAATGGTTTTGGCGAATTAGAAATTGGAAATTTTATCAAAAAAAACCCACAAGATGTTATTATAATTTTTAACGATAATATTATTACATCTGCTCTTACTCAGACCATCATTAATGAATGTGGTTCTGAGAGAAGAAATTTTAGATTAGTATCATATATGGATCAGGTATATCCTTATCAAAAGAAAAATTATATCGAGCTATTAAATCAATATTTTGATGCTATAATTGCATTTACGCCATATTGGCAAGAAATTGCTAGAAAATTAGGAATTAGAGAAACAATGCCAATGTATAGTTTTCCACATGGTTTTGATCATAAACTATATTATCCAATACCGACTAAAATAGCTAGAGCATATTTTGGATACGATGATAATGCTTTTATAGTTTTAAATTTAAATAGAAATCAACCTAGAAAATGTTGGGACCATAATATTATAGCATGGGTAGAATTTGTTGAAAGACATTATCAAGTTAATGTGAAAAATAAAAAAGGGGAATTCAAAATTAATAAACATACTAAACGTCCTGTTAAACTCGTAGTTGGAACACAAATGAATGGATATTGGGATTTAATGGATGTTCTAGAAAACGAAGTTAAATTTAGAGATGTTCCTTTAGAATATGTAAAAGAAACCATAGTGGCTGTTCCGATGCCACAACAGCTATCTGATAGAGAAATTAATATTCTATATAACAGTTGCGATGTAGGATGTAATAATTGTAATGGTGGTGGATATGAATTGACTGTATTCGAAGGTCTAGCTTTAGGGAAACCCCAAGTATCTGCATTTGTTGGTGGTATAAGGGAATATTTGAATGAACACAATTCTACTCCTATAGAACCGGCATTTTATTATTATTTAGATAACAAAAGTCAGGGTATTGGAGGTAAAGCAGAAATGACTAATCCTCATGAGTATGCAGAAGCATTTTGGAAATATTTTAGTAATCCAGAACTTGCTGATAAACATGGTAAAAGAGGAAGGGAAAATATTCTTAAACATTATCGCTGGGAAACACTTGTTGAATATTTTTACAAAAAAATCATTCCTCATTTATAATATATTATACTAATGTTTATTTTTAACTGTTTATGAAGATAATTATGAAGAATATATCAGAACAAAATAGTCCATTTATGATAAGCTTATGAAGGGAAAAAAATGATATTTGATATAACATAAAATTATATATGGCGTTGATTATTGATACAGAAACAAATGGATTGCCAATTATAAGTGGTCTAAAATGGGGAGAATATCCTAATTATAGAGATTTGGATAAATATCATAATAGCAGAATTGTTCAATTTACTACTATGATATGTGATCACAATTTTAATGAACTATCACTTGATGACGCAATTATCAAACGTGATGGGTTTGATATTTTTAACAAAGAATTTCACGGTATAACAAATGAAATATCAGATAATCAAGGAGTACCTTTTCTAAATGTTGCTAATGATTTTTATACATATTTAAAAGATGTTAAATATATATTTGCTCATAATATTGCATTTGATATAAATGTGATTAAATCTGAGTTATTCAGATATGGACTATTTCATATTATCGAAGAAATAGAAAAAAAAGAACTAGTGTGCACGATGAAACATACGAAGCCTATATTAAAAATTTTGAATAAATACGGAAATTATAAAAATCCATCATTAAATGAACTGTATAAATTTTATTTTGGAGAAAATATTGAGAATGCACATAATTCAAAATATGATGTTATTAATTTACATACAGTAATCAAACATATGTATGAAAATAATATTTTGAACTTTACATTTTAACTTAAAGATTACTCAATTTCGTTGTAAAAATTAAATCTTAATTGTTTATTATTTTTTTCTAATATAATCTTAATGTATGTTTTTATATGTAAGTTAAAACTGTTTCTATAAACCAAAAAAGTTTTATAAATATCATTTTCATAATGATTTTCTAGTTTAATATTTTGCAAAGATTTTATATTATTTACGATATTACATATTGTATAGTACATACCATTATAGGCAGATATAGTAGCATTTTCAGATGGCATATTAAAAATAATATCATGCGATGATATACTATTTTCTAGTATTGTTTGTAATACGGTATATATATCATTTATTCGATAATGTTCAAGCATCATGTTAATATGTATATTTAATATCATATTACAAAAAATATTTATATATTTAAGAGTTCTAAAACTATATAAGAATAATAAGAGTATATAAGTTGTAAAAGGTAGTACAATGAAAGTATATAGGTAGGTATACTTATAATAGTTTAAATTTTTTTTATTTAAAATACTGCCCCTTGGGGGTAAAATTGCCACTGTGTCCGAGCCTGGTTTAAGGAGCCAGACTTAAGATCTGGTGGGCGTAAGCTCTCGCAGGTTCAAATCCTGCCGGTGGTACATTTTTACTTTTTCACGCAGTATTTTTATTATTTATCTAAAATGTTTTTGAAATATATATCATTAGATTTTTATCTTTATCCAAATTATATTACTGTTTCAATAATATAATCATTTAAGAATATTCTTAATTAATAGTAGTAAATGAGAATAATTAACTTTGGACTAATCACTTTATTGTTAGCAGACTTATGCACTGCTTTTACATATAATCTATTGATGAATAAACCTAATAATAAACTTTTTTTAAACTATAAAATGAATTTAGATAATATTGATGATAATATACCATATTTAAACCGATTAGAAAATGTGCCTGTAAAATCTAATATTGATAAATTAAAATCAATTAAGAATAATATTAATAAATATATCGATGAAAAAAAAAATGTAAATGAACCAAAGTATATATCATGTTATAATAATCCTATTAAAAAGGCTACGTTTGATAAAATATTTCTGAATATTCAAAATATTCAAACTATATATATTTCAAATGACTGTGATAGGGCTATTTTTGTATTTTTGAATGCACAGCGACTAGTATATTACATCCATAATAAAGATGAATACAAATTGATAGAAAAAATTATAAACATCGCATCACAAAGCCTACAAAAATTTAAAGTTATTGTTATTTGTAATAAGGATTTAATGACAGATAAATTTGGCTTTCTTTATTGTGATAAAGATTAACGAATTCTATCCTTTACTGCTACTAAATCTAAGTCTCGTACTCTTACATAATCTTTTTTATTATTTGCATGAACACGTTCTATGATATATGGTAATCTACCTTCTTGTAATTCTTTTAAAGCAATTTGTCTTAGTTCCATATTACTTTCTATATTTGTTTTATCCATTTTGACAAAAGGTACAGCACCACTTGCAAGTTGCATTGTTCTCAAACCAATAATCTTATCAAATTCATATTTAGTCATTATAGGTTTTGATAATTTAGGATTATTTAAATCTTCATTTGTTTTTCCAACATCTTCGACATGATTTGTTTTATATCTTAAAGACATTATTATAATGATCTTATCTATATATTTAATCATTTTTTATTTTTTATATGAGTTATTTCTAAGTTTGTTTCCATGTTTCGCCACAATATTCACATACATAGAAATATTTCATATTTTGCGGATCATATTTGATATACAAAATTTGTTTCTTATCTTCTTCTACATTGCAAGAAGAATTAGGACATGAAATTAAAGGGTCTTTAATTCTGCGCAATGTAGGATCATATCTTAAATATTTATTTACATGTTGATTGTATAATAAATCATCTTCACTATAAATGGTCTGCGAAATTTTAATTGCCGAGTTACTAGTTTCTAATTTCTGAAAATCACAATGTTTACAATATTTTACTAATTGTTTAAGTTCATTTGATTTTACATAAAGCATATTATCGCATACTTCACAGAATTCCATTTTATATTCTAGAAAGAATTTAAATCTTAAATGATCATTTTTTATTCATAATAGGATTATATACTTTTTACACATAATAATATAAGATTTATGATTATATTATAATAATATATGAAAAGTTCATTTATATGTTTTCTTATTGCACTCGTTTCAAATATGTACGCCCCCATTTGTGCCAAACCAGATACTTCGAATATTATAATAATTGCGGATGTGCATGGGGACATAAACCGTTTTAGATATATTTTACAAGATGCTGGTATTATTGATAAATATGATAGTTGGATTGCACCATCTTATACAACAGTTGTTCAACTCGGAGATCAGATTGATCCAAAAGATCAAAAAAAGGAGGATGATGATAAGAAACACCATTTTGATATGATATATTTTACATATCGTTTGGAATTTTTAGCAAGTCATTATAATTCTACTTTTATTAATCTTATTGGAAATCACGAATATTATAATATTGATAGAATAAGAAATAATAGAGAATTATCACATATAATTGCAAATAGACCAATTATTAAACAAATAGGAGATAAATTGTTTTGTCACGCTAGTTTCAAAACAATACATTATCTAATAATGCAGCAATATAATATCACATTTCAAGATATTAATGATCTATGGTATAATTATGTTAAAAATTACACTTTATCTCCAGTAGAACAGTATTTGGTTAAAATGCTAATTACAGATGCTGATAGTATTATTTTCACTAAGACACAAGATGAAGCATCGGCAATCAATGTATTGTTTAATAGAATTAATGTAACAAATATGTTTGTAGGACATAAAATAACAGAATATATCCATGTTAAAAATAATGTATGGTTTTTAGATCAAACTCTAAAAGAAGCTTTTGATAAAAGTATATATACTTATATTACTATTCAAAATGATGGAATTATCGTGAAATCACCTCGGAAAAGATGGTTTTGGATTGATTTTTTTTATGTATAATCATATTTGCAAAAACTCTTGTATAGTAAGTAAAATATAAAATCCAATATGTGTTGATAACAAATAATTGTGGTCTTTTTTACAATATTCACTATTTTGTAAACTAACATAGCTGAGTACTTGATACATATATATGTTATATCTTATTACCGTATCATATTGATTTTCTTGTATATACCCCAAAATGTTACCAAGTAAATATTTATATATACCTAAATCTTTTATTATATGTAAATTTGAAAGTATATACCAAAATAATATTATGAATTGTTCTCGATTATTTAAATAATCAAAATACATCATATAAATATTGATATCTGATATTAATTTGTATAAAACTACATCTCTAACAAACATTTTATAAGCGCAATTATATTTGTAATAATATGTCAAAAAATATCTAACATAATGTATATATGATGTGCCTATTATAAATATATATATATCATTGAATAAATATGTTATCGATAACATAAATGATATATACAATATGTTATTATACCCGATATATGCTTCTATTCCGTGATATATCTTTGTCCAAAATATTACGTTTAAAGCAGTTGTTTTTTGCATAAAAGTTTTGGGTGATAAGGTGTATAAAAAAAGATTTCGAAATTTTTTATTGTAATGAATAGATAAATTTGTAAGTAATCTACCAAATATATACATTGATTTATGATATATGCAGAAATGCGCCTTTAATACTACTCGAAAATCTTTATTAATTTTGTCAGTGTTTTTCTGTATGTAATGACACTCTCTATGAAAATCAAATGCTACTACATCTCCTTTATGTAAAGTTATTTCAAATGGGTTCATATTAAAAATAGTTTTGATTTCTTCATTATTATCCATACCAATTATAAGTCTATAACAAGAAGCAAATGGAATATAATAATATGGTCCGTCAATATGTTTTGTAAAAAATACTTCATCTGATGTTTTTTTATTATCAGTTGGAGGTGAAACATATACTTCATTCATATCGTATATCACATCTATTTGAAATCTGTCGCCAAATTTATCATTGAACATTTTCATTATTGATTGCGAATAACATATACTAGCAAAAGCTTCTTTGATATTATTTGGTATTTCATTATACCACCAATGACTTGATGTTATTTTAGATGGATTTTGTAACATTACCCACTCTCGTATTATATCTGTATTTTCCAAATCTATATTATCAAGTTTGCATGATAATACTCTTTTACTTTTGAATTGCCATGGTAAATATATCAAATTTGTATCCTTTAATAAATGCATCTTAATATAAACAAAGTATTAAAAAGTATGAATTACAAACTTAGATATCATTATATCAATAAAAGTAAAAAAAGATGTAAATTGATACTTGTAATGGTGTGGAAATATAACAAGATATATCCAATTTAAGGAATAACAAGTGTCTGAGACATCTTTTTTTACTTTTTTTTTATATTTTAGTGTGCATCCTTGATAGCCTTCTTTTCTTCGTCAGAAAGCTTAGACCAGTATGTTGAAGCGACCTTCATCAAGTCCTTAGGAGGAATAGATGGGTCAGTCTCCTTCAGCTCAAGCATCTTTTGCTTAATAAAGATGTTGTAAGCTGATGGTGCCTTTTTGGGTTTTTCTGCGTTCTTCTTAGAAGCACGCTTGCGCTTCTTCTCACCTTCTTCATCAGACACATTATCTGACTTGTTGTTGATAATCTCCTTGTAAACATCTCCAAGGATCTTCTTCATCTCGGAAATAGTGAGCTTAGTGTCATTCTCAAGGATGACAGAGGAGAACTTCTCGATGATCTTAGCGTTGATAGACATTTGCTTGACTTGATACACTTGTGTATGTCAAATAGATAATGTTAAAGTATAAATCATTTTTTTTTCAAAACGACGAAAATCAATACAAATTTATATATTGTTTTAGAAAAATATTGTATTATAATTTGTTTTTTTCTTATTTTCTTTTATCATATTATCAATATCTGTCTTCAATAATTTAATTTCATTATGTAATACATATAATTTATTTCGATAATAAATTACATTCACAGCCGAGTAAAATATAATAATAAATAACGCATATAATACATATCTATCTAGATCTTCTTGTTTACAAGTCATTTAAGATCTTTTATAAACTTAAAAATCATTTTTTATACCTGTAAAAGGTAAAAAATACAAAAAAAACAGTCAAAATAATAATTTTACATTTTTCTGGGTCTTGTGCTTAAATAAACAGTTTCCAAATCTATCATAGAAATTTGGCCGTGTGGTTTTTTAAGCTTCTTTGTCATTCTATAATAATCGTCTCTTGTAAATCCCCACATATCTACTACAGGATTACTCCATTTTTGTCTTATAAATGTCGATAACTCATTCTTATCCATAGTGCGATTTACATTCCATAATGCTGCTCTTTTTTCTACAAAAAATGGGTAAAATATCTTGTATACTTCTTCATCTCTTTGTTCTTTTGCTACAACTCTTTTGGGAACCTTTTTTTCCTTGGGAACCTTTTCTTCCTTGATTTTATTGCAACGCAAAGTCTTTTTATTACAAATTTTGTTTTCAGCCCTGCAGTCTTTTTTACAATCTTTTTTTTGTTGTTTTTTCATAAGTTCACTATGTTTCTTTTTTCTCATTTCATTGTATTTTTTTAACTGCATAAACTTACCATTGTGTTTTATATATTCAAGTGAATTTTTACTATAAATATTTCTTTTTTGTTCACCGTACATTACTGTACGTACTAATTTATAGTTTTTCTCATTTTTAGCTTTTCTCTCTTTTTCTCCTCTATATGCGTTTATTAAATCCATATTTGTTTCTATTATAAAAAAATAAAATAATTCATCAAGTATAAAAATGAGTACATAATTCAGTTAATCTTTCATATTATAAAAACTTTCTAAAATTCATAGAAAAAAATAAATTATGTACTCATTTTTATTAATTATCTTAAAGAACTAATGAAAAAGGATATGTCTTAGAAAGTTCTATTAAAGGAATGCTCTGAAAAATAAATATTACATACTTATATTTGTATAACTATTACATATTTTTTTATTTGAAAACCCTTCAATAGATCTATTTTTAAAACTATCGTCGTGATAGCCAACAATACTACCATCCCTTACAGACAAATCTATAGTTTGTGATTTTAGATCGTATCCTATTATTTTTGCTATATTTTCTAATATTGATTTTCTTGATTTGAAAATTGATGTCTTAAAAATATGGCCGTCTTTTTTATATTTTATTTTGAGATTGTACTCTTCACACATGTTGTAGTATAATCTTACATATACATAACATTTTTATATATTAAATACTATTTAGTATAATGAGTTAAAATGAGTACATAATTCAGTTAATCTTTCATATTATAAAAACTTTCTAAAATTCATAGAAAAAATAAATTATGTACTCAAAATAAAATTTCTTTTAAGTGCTTTATACATTCAAATAATATTCGCAAATATAACCACATAATATATGTGATATTATAGTACAACACCATACATAATATACAATATTATCATTTACTGTAAAATATACACTACAAGGACTAAATGTTTTGAATGATTGAAATGCCCATATTAAATTAAATAAAACAACATCATACCCGATATTATGGTTTATTATATAATTTCCTCTTTTGTTATATATAAAATCATATATATATACTATACCAGGTAGAATATGAACGAAAAAACTACAGATATCAATTGTCATAATAGAGGCACCTTTAGGTACATTTGGTATAAGACTAATCTTATCTTTGTTTGTAAATCTAAAAATATGATAAATAATAAAAATAGTTGATGAATTTATTGTAATAAAAATTTCGAAATATACATTATGATAAAAATAATTAATCCCAATTAGTATCATATTCCAATTTGTATATTGTGATAGTGTTACTGTGCTTATTTTTCCAAATGTTTTATCTGATATATGACCTATAATTCTTCTTACTATAGGTATAATGATAGTAGTGCTAACAAGGACTATTTCATATTCATGTCTATTATTCATTGGAAATCATCTAAATATCTAGAATATAATATTATATAATTTTTATACAACTGTGTCATCTTCATCGTCGTCATCGTTATTAGATTTAAATCTAAGACCCTTCCAACCCTTATTGTCGTATGCCCCCAATAGTTTCTCAAAATACGCTTTGAGTTGATTACGATCTGGACATTTCTTACCCTTTGGAACATTTGCTCCAGACCATAATCTGAAATCATTGTATAATTTGCCAATTGCAATACGATTATCAAGTTCTGAATTAATTTCAATCTTTTCATTGATAAACTGTCCAATAATATCATTATTTTGTTTATAACTCTCAGTAGCAACACGTACTTCCATAGGTTCGTGAATTGAATTTGGTTGAATGGTCTTATGTCTCTCTATTAGCATACTGATAAACATCTCTTTCCATCGATCAAATTTGTCAGATAACTCTAAATCCATTGGAAATTCATTAGGTTTATTTGGATTAGGATTTTCTGAAAATTTGCTACTAAAATTGCACACTTTTAGACGTCTCCATGTTCCTCCATCATCACTAGGAACTTCTGGTAATTCATTACATGTTAATATCATTTTAAATTGTGGCTTAAATTCATATGGTTCTTGAAACAATCTTCTAACCAATATTCTATCATTACCCGACAATTCTTTCATTAATCCAATATTAATTCTGTCAGATTCACTAGGTTCTTGCATTACAGCAAAACGCCTTCCTTTTGTTCTTTCTAATTCACTTTGTGCTGCATTACTTGCAGCTCGTTTTTGAGTAAGAAGTGCTATTGGTAATATACAATAATAATCACCAACTGATTTTTGTATCAAATCTAGAAGTCTAGATTTGCCGTTACTTCCTTGTCCTGTAAATATATAGAAACGTTCCTGAGCTATACTTCCATCGATAATACATGCTAACACATCCAATATATATGTTCTTAGATTTTTATTAGTGAAAATCTTATTGAAGAAATCATTAATTTCAATTACTTCTGTCGCCTGAGCATTATAAGGCACATAACTTATTTTTGTACTATAGAATATATAATCATCAGGCATCCCATCGCGAAACATATGCATCTTAAGATCGTATACACCATTGTCAAATCCTATCAAGTGTGATCTACTATCAAGCAATTCTTCAAATGCATCATCAATAAATAAGGTTCTACATTCCTTCATAATACTATCCTTAAAGCTTGCATTCTTCAACTGTTGTGCAATTTTTAAGCATTTTTTCCCTCGTTCATCATTCAGCGTTTTATGTGTTGGGTCATCGCTATATATATTATTATAATAGAACCCTCTCTCCATAAATTTTTTGCAAATATCACGACTTAGTATAAGTCTGAGATCCAAACCCTCGCGTGCTTTTATCCATCTATGTTTCTGTTTATCATACTTATACCATATATCTTTACTAATTGCTTTGAATTCATCCTTATATTGTGCATAAACTACGCGCGCAATATCATAATGTGCACCATCACTCCCAATACAAAGATCTATTAATGGAATGATAGCCTCGTCGACTATTTCGATATATTTCATATGATTATCTTGTTTTGCCCACCATCTCAATGTTCCAATACCCATATTATCCTTTCTCATTTTATCCCATAATTGTTGACATTCCCCTTCCATATATACGCTGCTAATTTTTGAAAATTCAATCCATGTATCAAGTAGCCTGTAATCAATATTGCGAAGTACCCAACCCAGATTAATCCAATCAGTATAATTATCTGCCCTATTATATGATAAGCATTCATTAACAAGTTTTTTCACAAATATCAATTCATCTTCTGATACATAATTTTTATTTATATTTAATGATTTACCAAATATATTATTTTGCAACTTACTTTTTAATTTTTGATCAACTGTTGGAAGAATATGTTTAACATACTCATTTACTTCATTGGCATATTCTTCTTTTACTAGATTTTGAATATTTTCATTTTTAGTTCTCATTGAAAACATTTGAATAAAGTTAATCTCATCAGAAGCATTTGAAATATATTCAGTCTTGATAGTTTCTTCATTTAAATACTTATATATACTGGATACTCTATATGCATCACAATCTGGTTTTTTACTGCCGTACATTTGCCAACAATTTACGTCTATAATTGCTTTATCAATAATTGAATCATATTCATTACATATTGGTAAGCCATTAAACATTTCTTGAGCTATGTCTAGAATTTTTTTTCGTATAAAATGATGCACATTATTATTTACTATGATATGGGGAAATATAATATGAAGACCATCCTTTAATTTATTTCGAAATTCAACTGGATTAGGTTTTTCCATAACATAAGCAATATTAGCATCATCATTTATATTCAAATACTTATTAATGATCTTAAAATAGAAATCTAGAATACGAAAGACATTGTCCTCTGTATATATTCTATCATATCGTTTTTTATCATTTTTAAATGAAGAATTTGAATCGTGGGAACTATAAATACCTGATTTCTCTTCAGGTATAATAAATCTGAAATCAATATCAACGCGCAGTGGACTAGGTTCTGTAGGTTTTTCTGTAAAATGTAAAGGAATACCATTTGTTAGAGCTAAACCATAAATATTAATGAAGTCTGAATATTTTTCATCCGGAATATATAAGCTCACCTTGGGATTACCTATACTTGTATTGGTAAAAGGTTTTCCTTTTTCTACCTTATATTTGTTAACAAATTGACGAAGATCTTCATTAATACCCATCCCTTGTTTTGATGGTTTTACTTTATATATATCAATTTTTATTTTTATACAATTTTGTTTCCTATAAATTTATATATATGTATGTTTGGTATTTGATAGCAATACGGTAATGAAAACGATATGAATAAATTATGTGTTTATGTTATCATTTTTTTCATATATTTAGGAGATTTTCTTAACCTAAAAATAGATAAGGATATTATTATGTTGAAGACAAAATATAGTAGTCCAACCAATATCAAAAATCCTAGAGTTTTTTCTAAAAAATCACTTATCGCACTAATTCAAACATGGAATAAATATAAACCTGATAAAATTATTTATAAAAAAACAGATAGTATTGCAAAATTATCTAATGCTTTAAACACTAAAATAAAACCAATTTGCGATGATAAACAATATTGGTGTTGGACTGGTGCTCTTGACAAAATTGCCAAAGATCAAAAAACAAAACAAATTATAAAAATGATTGCAGATCACGAACTTAGACCAGAAATGCCCAAAGAATGGATAAAAAACCCTATAGAATGGTTGAGTAATTATGATATAGACGATGTTATGATGCAATACAGTAATGAAAAAAAATACAAATACTCTTTCTTGGGTGTTTTTCCTATTGATTTTTCTGAAGAAGACCATTTTGGAAGATGTCTATATAGTCATATTTGTTCACTTGATCCAAAAAAATACATCAATAAAGGTATTAAATATCTTGGGTTAATTACAAATTTAGATAAACACGATCAAAGTGGGTCGCATTGGACTTCAACTTTTATCATTTTAGACCCAAAAAACAAATCATATGGTGCGCATTATTATGATAGTACTGCTAAACCTATACCTGCATATGTTAAAAAATTCATAAATAGTATTAAACGTCAGTTAATTGAAATTTATCCAAATGCCAAGTTTAGAATTACATATAATAACAAACAACATCAGAGAAAAAATACTGAATGTGGTATGTTTTCTATGATTTTTCAAATAAGATGGTTGAATTTATTGTTAAATTATAAAAAATTAAAAATATCAAACCCATATTATGATAGAGATATACCTAATATTATTATAAAAGATGACAAACTTACAGATGATATTATGATAGAAAATAGAAAATATTTATTTAGACCAAATTTTGACGATTTTATAAATAAAAAAAATATTACGATATAGTAATGTTTTTTCCAAATACAATACTATTTAATTTTTCTCGCGTACTTCTTTGTAATGTATTCCATCTAATCTCTTTATCAATAAATTTTACCAAATCATCCTTCATTTCTGGTTGAATTTGTAATTCTTCTAGTAATTTTGATGTAAAGTCATATAATACTTCTTCGTGTTGATATATAGTTTTGGAACCTCTCCATAAATATGTTCCTAGTATTTGATATAAACCCTGACAATATGGACTAAAGATTATATCATTATACGAATTATTGAATTTATATGCATACATATGACTATTTGATGATTTAATATTTGTTGGAGTATAAATGTCATATTTAATAATGTTTTCAATTAACTCTTTGGGAAACTTATGTGTCCATTGACAACCGCAGCTTAACCAAGTTATTTTATAATCATTATACTGTAAAATAGGATGTTCCGTATATTCTTTTGTTACATAATATTCATCCAATAAATTACAAAACTCTATAAAAATTGTATGCCCTTCTTTTATACAATATCCTGTATTTTCTAGCACAAACATATTTTTTATGTAGTGTATATTATCTATAGTAGCATTATAATCATACATAGGGTCTATACAATATACTGTTACATTTATAGATTGATTTAATGTTTTGATGTGTTTAATACAATCTACTATATCTTCATGTGAAGCCTGATTGTTATTATTCCAAACCTTGTAATCACATTTACTATTACTATTCTGATAATTATAGGCTCCGATGATAACAATGTTAATAGTTGTCATTATTTAGTAATTATGATGTGTTTAATTTTATATGTATTTTGTGTTATCTCTAAATAAATAAAACATGGGGATTTTGGAAGAATATAAATCTACCAAGAATAGAGACATTCTTTTAAATGCTTCTATAAAAATGATTAAAGATAAATATAATATAGCTATCGGTGATGCTGTTTTATCAAAAATTATAAATAATATTATATCAGTTATAAGCAATGATGCTATATTATTAAATACTTCTGTAAAATTAAGTGAATTAAATAATCTAACACTGGTTAAAATTAAGGATTTTGTAGGAAGACAAATTAAACCTGATAAAGAAACTTCTGAAATAAATCAAATTACAATACAACCGCAAGCTAATATTACTGAAGCTCCACAACCTTCACTGACACCAGAAAATCAGTCTCAAGTTATTCAAAATACATTACCCAATGTATCAATAGAAAAAAGAATATCAGAAGATGATGAGTTATTGAATAAATTACAAGAACTAGAAGAAAAACGGAGAGTTGCAAATTCTATATTATTAGACCAATCTGTCAATGATAACAGTAGTATCAATATATTTGAAAATAGTATAAATACAGAAGACAAGTCTAACAATACAATTGCAATATCATCAATAACCGATAATATATATAAATCAATGGCAACCAAAAAACCAGTGAACAAAAAAACAATTATATTAAATAGCTATGACCGTGATTGGGTTAATCAGCCTATTAGAAATACATTACAATTCAATATTGATATAGATTTGCAGCAAAATATTATTGAACCCAGTAAAATACTATTTCCTACTTATGTAAAAGAATTAACACCTTATATTAATATGATAATTACAGATGGTAACAAAGTCCATAAATATACATTTATTTATCACAAAAATAATGGAGGATGGGATGAATGGAACCTAGTCAATAGTAATCCAAATCAAATGTATTTTACAAAAAAAGATTGGAAAATAACATTCATGGATTTTTTAAATAAAGATTTGAAGTTGGGAAATGATGATATCAAAGTTTCCGAAGTTTCAATTTATAACGACCAGGATAATAATGAAGGATTTCGTGTTAAATTATTATCAGATAAAAAACATCATAACTTAGAAAGAATTAGAAAATATGATGATATGCTATTAAAAACATATTCAGATAAAATTGTTAATGTTACAGTTCTTGAAAATAATGACGATGGTATTGTATTGATAAATAATGATGCGAAATTAAAACAGGAAGATTTTATCAATTCAAAGTTATTAAATCTCAAAGCACAATATTTTTTAATATTTTCTTATTATGCTAAAGAACCATAATTAATAAAGATGTAAATATAAAAACTATCATACTGATAATATCTATTCTATACTGTAATTTTAGTTTTTCATTCTGTGACAAACGAATATCTGAAACCTCTTTGTTACTTTCTGTGATTTCATAAATATGTTTATATATATTGGTAAAATCAAATAAATCACCAAAGTTGTTTAAAGTGTCTTGTGATTTAATCATGATATACACTAAAGATATGAATAAAATAAAGAGAAAGATGTGTGTATATATTTTACCTGAATTTATGTGAAGATTTAAATAATTTATTAGGATGCGAAGTTTGTATGAATCATAATTGATTGTTATAATCAATGCTATAATTATAGCTATATATGTCATAGCATATATAATCAAAGAATAATGTAATGTTCGGATAATATTATAATCTATAAGTAATTCCAAAAAAATTACTATTATTAGACGTATTGCAAATGTAAGTAAAATAAATATTGCTTTGTCTTCAAATGTAATTTTTAAAACAACAGATGGATCTAGGTTATGTAGTTTAATTTTATCATATAAAGCATCATCTGCGTATATGGAAAATTGTTTATTATTTTTCAAATGTTTATTGAGTTTTACATATTCATTCCAGATATCTTCATATATTGATGGTATATTAAATTGAGATACATTTTTATTATATGATGTATCATTAAAATCTTTTAAATTTTCTTCAAGTTTTTTTAAAGCATCTTTAATTTCATTTAATGTTTTAAATATTTCATCGAATGTATTTTTTTCTGATTTTTGTTTTTCTTCTTTTGATGATGGTGGATTTTGTCCTTCTTTTGATGTTCCTGATGATGGTGATCCTGGTGATGATCCTGGTGATTGTGGTGATTGTGATGGTGATGTTGGTGATTGTGAATCAAAATTTAAATTTTGTTTTATTTCATCTTTAAAATCACCCTTTTTATTACTTGCCTTCGCTTTATTGATTTCATGTTTGCGAGTTTCTTCTGCATCAGATTTTTTAATTTGAATATCTAATATTTTTATTTCAGTGTCATAATCATTTATTACAGATTTAATATTGGATTTGAATTTTTCAAATTCTCTAAATATTTTATTTTTATCATCTTTGCTATCAAAATCTTCTAGATTAGTATATAAATCCTTTATATATTCTTTTATATCTTCATTATATGATAATATACTATTGGATGAATTTATATTTTTGTATAAATCATCGATTAGGTTTTTTAAATTTGATAGAGTATTAATAACACTATTTTTGGTTTTGTCTATATTATTTTTTAAATAATCATTTAATTTGTTTTTATTTTTTTCAATTTTTATTTTTTGATTTTCATCATTTGTTTCATCATTTTCATCACTTTCCTTTTTTGATAGTTCACTATCAAAAAAATTCTTGATATCTTCTATATCTTTATCTAAATTATATTGAAATTTTTTAATCTGTTTATAGTTATTGTCATTAATATCTCCACCATGTTGTCCACTACTAGTTCCTTTTGAATCTTCATCGTTCTTTTTTATATTTGATATATAATATATCAATTGAACAATTATATCTAGTATACTTAACTTTTCATTTTGTATATTATCGACACCATTATTTATTGTTTTAATACTTATCTTATCACTTTTTGTCATTGGATTTAAGTGTTCTTTGGCTATATTTAAAACATGATTACCACTCGCACCAATCGCATCACTACTCACATCACCAATCGCATCACTACTCACATCACCACTCACGCCACTCTTATCACCACTCACATCACCACTCACGCTACTCTCATCCCCACTCACGCTACTCTTATCATCACTCACGCCAATCGCATTACCACTCACACTACTATCATCTCCTCTCTTTCTCTTATTTAATACAATAAGTAATTGTAATAAATAAAGTATATCATTGTTCTCCTTATCTATAACTTTTTCCAATACCCCAGCTTCACTATCATCATTATTATCTATTGTTTCTTTATTTACTAGGCTTAGTAATCTTAAAACATCATCATAATTTAAGTTTTTTTTATCTGTTTGCAGTACTGTATGTATACTATTTAATAAACTAAGTAAATTTTTGATATAGGTATTTTGTTGTTTTTCTTTTGTACTTAGTTTTGTTATAGCTTCACTTATTTTTTGTTCTGTTTCTTGTTCTGTTTCTTGTCCTGTTTCTTGATCTATTTTTAAAACTTTTAATAAACTAAATATATTAATTATTTGAGTTATGTTATAATTTTCATGATTTGTTAATGTCGGTGCTTTTGCTATTAGTTCTGCTGCTTGTGGTAATTGTTTTATAATATTTAAAAATTTTAATATATTAATTATTTTTGTATTCTTATCATCTTCAGAATTTGTTGCTTGTAGTGATGATTGTCCTTCTGTTAGTTGTTGTGATTGTGATCCTGTTGATGTTGTTGCTTGTTGTGTATCTGTTGTAATTTCTGATTGTGATGATACTGTCGTACTCTGATTGTTTTGATCAGTTTGTGTTTTCAAGCTGAAATCATTTTTTTCAATTATATTTTTTATTAATGCTATAACTTTATCTTTATTTTCTTTTGTTATTTCTATACCATTATTTGTTAGTAAATTTTGGATATTTTTTAATATTTCTACACTATCATCTGATGAATTTACAATACTAGTATTCGCGCTGTTTAATAATAGTATGGCTTTTTCAAAATTAGGGTCAAGTACCATATTATTATTTGGTGTTTCACCATAGGTTTGATATAATTTATTGTATTTGTCAGAATCTTTAAACTTAAATAGATGTGGTTTTTTCTCTTTAAGCTCTTTCAATACATTATATGTAACAATATCTTCAATACGAGTTTCATTTTGCAAATGCATATTATGCAATATGCCCCCCCTATCTTGAGCCATTATAATAGCTTTCTCTCTAAATAAAATAAATATATCTTTTCAATCTATTAAAATTTAATAGAAATTATACTAGTTAATATCCATATAAAAATAGTAAATAATGACATAGTTTTTATTAGTTTTTTACGTTCTTCGTAGTTCAATATATTTTTTTGAGAATCATCTTTATTTTCTCCCTTTATATTTAATATTATGGGAATTAATAATAATAAAACAATTAAAAATGAATGTGTAAATAATCTTGAAATTCCATTTGTACCCATATAGAAATAGTAAAATATATTACGAATACTACTAATTCCTATATCATTATTCATATAAGATGCATATGGAATTGTATCAATGTTTACAAACATGACAATAAACCAAAATATTACTATATATATTAATGCATAAAGTAAAAAACCTTGATAAAAATCCTTTACAATATTTATATCTACGCACCATTGTACCATTAAAATAGTAATATATCTTATAAAAAATGTAGTGAGAATAAAAATTAATCTATCTTCACGTGTTAATTTCAAAGTTTCTAAAGGACCATTTTTAAATTCATTTAAAACTTTTTTTAATTCTTTATTATTATCACCATCTCCTTGTTTTATTTTATTATAATCTTTTATAAATTTTTGAAAAACATTTGATCCTTCATTATTTCTATTTTTTTTAATAAATTCTTGTGCTTTTTCCACATATTTATGTTTATCACTATCACTTACATTGTTTTCTAAAAACAATTTTTTCAAATTTTCTGTGATTTCATCATCATATGCTCCTCCACTAATAATATAATCTGGTTCTATTTTATCATATATTTTATTTGCAATTTTATAACTATTACCATTATCATTACCATTATCATTACCGTCAATCAAACTACTAAAATCTAAACCTTTCAAAACCTGTATTATTTTTTTCTCTTTTTTCTTTCTCTTTTTGATCTTATTATTTAGTTTGATTATCATTTTAAATATTCTAGGATCATGTTTTATTATTTTTGTCAACTCTTTATAAAATTCGTATCTGTCATTATAATATTTTGCAAGATCATAATCATTAATTAATAGATCTATGATATTAATATTTGTTTCATCTGCAGTGATTTTATCACTTTCTATATATTTAGAAATGTTTTGAAATCCAGATAATATAATATCCTTTTGTTTTTGCTCATCTGTATATTTTTCAGTTGATATATCTATTGTATTATCAGCATTCATTTAATACTTATACTTTCCTTAATCGTATTATAGATAAAAAAAATAGATTTATTGATAGTTAAATTATTACTTATTGAAGCGTATAGAACATTTTCCATACTACACCAAATATCAATAACAGTATCATAAATACAAACAAAATGTAAGAGTATATATCATTATAATAATAGTGTAAAAATTTCATAATTACTATTATTGTTATAGACCATAATATTGCTGTAAATATTATCATAATATTAATATTAAAACTATTAAAAATACTTAACGGATTATAAATTCTATTTGTAAGACAATTTTCTAATATTTTTTTTAAATTTTGTTTAAATTCAATAAGATTATGACTATTTATTTCACCCTTAAAAGATGCTAGGTAGTCTTCGAGCACTTTATTTTCTGTCAATATATTGAAATTAAAATCCATATTATCAAATCTAAATGGTATATATGCTGCAGGCATTAACTCAATAGGCAACATACCATATATATATATACTATCATTATCATCATTTATTTTTTCTTTTGACATATTATTTGAAATTATATCATATCTTGTTTCATACTGTTTTTGTTTATCTTCATTTATGTTTTGTAACATAAATATATTACTACCAAATTCAAAAGTTACTGAATTCTCCCCCATAATCTATTATATTCTCTTAATTGAGAAATGGAAAAGTTTTTTTTATTTTTGTGATATAGCTATATAATAAAACATAATAATGATAATTATATTAAATATATATGTTAATACAAAACTTTCCCTTGCTACATAATTTGCTTTATGTAATATAGCTGGAACTATATCAATATTATTATTTATTATTAAATCTGGTGAAAATCTTTCTTCTGTTAATACTTTTTTTTCTTTATAATCTACTGAATTATACAATTTTAATAGAGCATTTGTATCATTTATACTTTTATATGTATTTTCAATATGATTTAAAAAAATATTCCCTTTATATTTTGGTATTTCAATAACTTTTATATTCATATAGTTAAAAAGAGGATAAAGTTTATATTTTTCTTCATTATCGATGGTATTGAAATAATCACCCTTTGTGGTTGTGTCAACCTGTTTTTCTGATGAGATTTCAATTGATTTAATATAATTTACAGTTGTCTTAATATTATCATCAATAGTTGTATTATTTTGTTGATTATCTTCAGATTTTTTTGCATCCACATCATATTTTAAACTTGTTAAGTGATCTATAAACATCTTTATTATATCGTCAATAGATGTAATATCTATATATTTTTCTAGAGATTTTTTTAAATTTTCTAATTCAGTGTCATTTATAATATCATTAATATTTTTATTATAATTCAAAAACTTATATATATAATACTTGCTGTTTTCATTATAAAAAATTAAATCTTTAAAATCAGTATTATTTTGTATTGAATATATATCTGTATTATGTATTAAATTTATAAAATAATAAATACTTTTTTGTATATTTTTCATATAATCATTTTTATTTCCTGGTGTATACTTTTGTAATAAAAACTTTAAATTATTTTCATCAAATTTTAATGTTGACATACACATATTATAATAATTTTTGAATTCATCATCATTTACAAAATATTTATCATTAAATGTTAGTGTTTTTAGATTTAATTCTACAAAATTTTCGGGTGCAGTTAAATCAATATATACTTTAGCAGGCTTTATAGTTGGTGTGTTTGTAGTTACATCAATATAATTATGTAAATATGATACATATACATTTAATATAACACAATGATATATATAATTTTTTGGTTGAGTATTACTATTGGAAGTATTTAATTTTATATATGGTGTAATTATGGTATTTAGATTATTTAAGTTACGTTTGTAGGATGAACTAGTTGCACCATATAAAACTAATTTATTGAATGCTGTATTAAAACTTGTAAAGTTTAATATATATATTAATAATATTAGTAATATCAGAAATGGTACTAGAGGATATATATATTCATTTAAAAAAGTATCATTTACATCATTATATATTAGTTTATATATTATATATCCTAAAGCTATAAGTGAGAAAAGAATAAATAAAGCAATTGCATGAATGATAAAATTTTTCATGTAGATTTCGTGAATGTTGTAAAAAAAGCCTTTATAAGCAGTAAATATAGAATTAGGTATATCTTTCATATTAAAATATTTAAAATAATAATTATTTTCTGAAGAATATGATATGTCTGCTGTATAATTTTCATTCTTATAAAAAAATGAGTTATCTTCATTTTCATAAGGATATTTATTATCTTTGAATGCTGCAACAATATTTATCATAGTCAATAGAAAATACAAAGCATATATGAAATATAAACTTATAAATATAACCATTAATTTCTTGTTCAATGCTACATCTCTATTTATCACAAAGAAGACAATAAGTACAATTATTAGTATGGTAAATATTAAACTATTAAAAGCATCTGCACTTAAACCATAATTATTTCCCTTTTTAAAATAGTTTAGATAACCTTTTTCATCATATGGAACATATCTCATAACTATAATCATAATAAAACATATCAATAAATACAATATAATAAATGATATAAAATATTTTCTATGCTTGAATTTATTTTCATCGTTATATAAAAAAGACATAAACAGATGAAATGCATATATAAATAATATAATAGCATATATCAAAACAAATATTGTATATGTCTTTGCATTATAAATATCATTAGGTAATGCTAAATTATATACATTTTTTGCTAATTGAAATCTGCCTGTTTCTGCTTCACAATATAGATTATTGCACATTTGTTCTGTATTAATTTTCGCAATGTCTTTGATAGAATTATACTTGAAAATAAATACAGATATGTTTTTAAGTTCATTTATAAATATAAAAATCATCATTAAAAAAACTACCAAGTACAATGGTTGATAATTCATTACTTAATTAATTACTTTAAACCTAATAAAGAAAAAAGATTTTAAGAATTACTATGTCATTTTGAAAAATATTTAACGTAATAGATTATAAATATAATATATAATTACTGCAATTACAATAAGAATAATAGTATATATATATATGTATAGGTTATTTATTGTACGAAATAACATCAACAGTAAGGGTATTGTGAATATCATATATACAATTAAATAAGATGTAACAATATTTATCTTTTTTTTGATTTCATCTATATTCCCTTTCTCTGAAAACTTAAGATATCCTTGTTTAAAATCATTTGCATTATTGTTGTAGATTGATTTTAAAATTAAATTAGGAATATCATATATTTTTTGTAAATGAGTATCATTAAATATTATATGTTTAACATGATATATATCTTCTGTTGAAGTTGCATCGTATGCTATATCTAATTTTTCAGTATGCAAATCTATTTGTTTCATAAAATATAGATATTCATATATATTATCATTGTATATATCCTTAATATTTTGCAATATTATAGGAATGATTACTGTATATACGATAACCATTATAATAATATATATTAATATGATTATATTGTAATAATTTTCGTATATATGTTTACGAAATGATAATAAAATATATATTATGGCAAATATCCATAAAAATAGTACTATACCAAGAGAATATTGCATAAAAGATTGATAAACTATCATATAGTTAGTATTTCCTTTTATATTATCACCTTTAGTCATTGTTGAAAAATCATATAAATAATTAGATATTTTCCACATATATTTGTCTTTTTCTTGTAGGGATTTCAATCTAGTTTCATCATTATTGTAGCAATGTTTGTTCATAGTATCAGCGTAATCATATAGATCACTATAATATTTTAGTTCAATAATAGGTGTTGCACTAACAGCAAATAAAATTAATAATATAATAACCATAATTTGCAGTTCTAACATTTTAAATTGGAATTTCTTAATTCCCTAAATCTATTATTATATAGAGATATTATAAACTCTATAAATTATAAACTACGAAACTTATTTGTCGTATCATAATATAACATATCATCTCTATTCATTGATTTTCTTTTTGGAATTCCAGAACTTCTCATAGTTTCTTCACCTGTATTATACATATAATTATAATAATCTTTACCAGATAAAGATCTAATATTATTAATATATCTCAACAATAAATTTAAATATGATTTATCAGAGGTATCCTTAGATTTATATTGTTGAGCTACAATATACCTTAAATCTTCTATTGTAATCTGTAAAGACATGTTCTGATTTTGTTAGGACATAATAAAAATAAAATTATATCTATTGGTTTTATCATTTGGTTTTTTCTTCTTGTATCGGAATATTATTGGATCCTCTTAACTTACTCATAACCTCTTTATCCATTTCGAGATCAAATGCATCACATGTCTCTCTTATTTTTTCCCATTTACCTTGTGGTTTATTATCCTTCTCTTTTAATTGCCATAATTCCATCAAAGTGGGCAATATTTTACAATCGTTTTTTTTAAATATACCTTCTATATATTCTATAGAGAGATCACTTGGCGCTTGGCTTAGTACTTCATCCATCTTATATATACTTACTAATTAGAAATATCTTTTATATATGAATATATATACAAATATAAATTATAATTGAATATACTTATCAGTATATTTGATATTTATTTTGTAATAACAATCTGCTATATCATATGCTATTTTTTCATATGGATGTTCAAGTGCAAAATTATTCATGATGATATCATTTATACTATTTGGCTTATCACTTCTATATAAACATATCATTTCTTTTTGTGTATTCATATCATAATATACTTTTCCATCTGTATCTGGATTTGATCGAATATATTTTTTGTACGACTGTTTATCAATATCTAATATTGAATAATTCATATATGATATAATGCTGCTAAATAATTCCTTATTAAATCTTTGGTATATATGTATTTTTTCATGTATTAATGTATTTGTTAAATTAAATTCGTCGTATTTTAGAACATATTTAGAAAGAAATATAACATTTTCTCGTGTATGAGGTAAACCTTCTTCATATTCTTTTTTATCATTCTTGAATGTATAAGCAAAAATCCATTTAATATTTGCAATATCATTGCCATTTAAATAGTTGGAATAATTAAGATTATTGAAACTATTTGTCTTAAAAAAAGCATCAGCATTTTTTGCACATTTGATAAGCAATTGTTTTTCATCTTCTGTAAAAGATATAGCAGTAGACTTAATATTTTCTATATATTCTTGGTGATCTTTGACTTTTCTAGCATATAAATCCAGAGGAGTTAGATTTCTTACATAATTATCATTATCAACTTCTAGATATCTAGAAGTCTCGTCGTGAGACATAAAAAATATATTGGGGACAGCATCAACTTTAAATTCTACATTTTTTTTCAATAAAGTGTAATATAATATAAATATTATAATTGAGATTAAAATAAATATAATGATATAAATATACATTGTAAAATTAACTTATCAAACTTACTTTAATAAGGTAAAAAAAACTATATAATATATTTACTTTTTGGATTTTCTTCCTCTTCCCTTCCCACTTACAGTTTCCTCTTTTTCCTTCTTTGGTTTTTTAAAGCAATACTGAAGCGTACCTTGCGGTTCTCCTTTTCCTGTAATTGTATAATTATCAATATTATTAACAATATTTTCTGATAATGTATTCCTATCCTTCTCACAAATAGATATTTTACTTAAATCTTTTGATATATAATCTATAATATTTGGTTGAATATTGTTTGTATCATAATTAATTTTATACTTAAAAATAGAAAGATAACTATTTAAGGTGTTTGATTCATTAGATGCATTAACAATTTTTTTATACTCGACAGTTATATCATGATTATTTATATAGATTTTTGTATATCCATATGCATTTTTACTGCTATAATCTATGCTGTAATTTTCATATATATGACCTTTTACATCCGTTTCATTTATAATATCTGGATCTGCTCCACCTGTTCCTGATGTTACTTGAATGATATGTTTTTCATCTTTTTTTATTTTCATAATACTAAAATTATGTGTATCTGCACATAAATATATACATCCATTATCTGCTAAAATATCAAAAAATCTATCAACATTTCTATTATTCCATTTAGATATATAATCTTTTTTATTTTCTTTATTTCTCTTATAATAAAACAAAGGATGGTGTCCCATAACAAATATAGGTAGTTTATATTTTTTTACATATCCTATTGTTTTTACCACTCTAGTTAAATATCTGTCATTAATATTATTAGTATTTAATACTATCATCGAATATCCTTTATTTTGTATTAAACCTATATTCTCATACAACATCATTTTGGTCTGTAATTTTTTTATATAAATATTATTCAATGATTTAGCTTTTTTAAGCATTATATGTTGATTTTTTTTTGAATTAGATTTATTATTTAAGGATAATGAACTTAACAATCTTTCTAATTTTTTTTGATCAAAATCTAGAAGATCTTCGAGATTAGGTTCTTTATCAAAATATTTTTTAAGGTCTTCGAGATTAGGTTTTATTTTTAATAAATGTTCATAAAGGTTATCAAAAAAAGATTTTTCTTGAATTTTTTTTACATAATATTTTTGTGTATTAATCATACAGTTTTGTTTAATACCTTCACCTTCTTCATCATTATCTATATCATGATTACCTAATGCAATGTATGTGGTTTTTTTTAACGAAAAGATTTTTAAATATCCTGATATTAAAACTGGTAGCAAATAATATTTATACTGTTGTTGATCATTTTGTTTAATTAGATTTGGATACCAGTTATCACCTGCTAAATATAATTCATCAACAGATTTTTCATTATTCTTTATATAATCTAAAACAATGTCTCTAGCAATATATTCTTTTTCACAATCTATTCTATTCCAACATCCAAAAAATATAAATTCATTAGTTATATCTGTCATTCATCTATTACATCAACCGAAAAAAATAAATTATAAACTATATCAAATAAAGTTTCTTTCTAATCATTTGCACAACAATGTTTACACTCTTAAAAATTTTAAATGGCATTATTTTTATTTAGTAATATTATGAAACATAAAACAAAAGATTATAATTTATCAGCAGTTAAATATTATTTATCTAATAATTTCAGTTTAGATTATGTTTGTAGTATTTTTGAATGTAAAAAATCATCATTAAAAGATATAATAAAAAATTTATATCATATAAAATAACAAAATAGCAACTTTTAATGATGAAGAACTAAAATATAAATATTGTCTTGTTTTTTTCAATTGGTGTCATTATAGTAAAATATAATTTTATATATTATGGTGGTGCAGGACCTTTACTTTTACATGCACTATATCTTATACTTCCTGTTGATATACCTACATTCCCTCTATAACTACTTAATCTAATAGTTGTACTTCCTGTATAAGATGAATTTACATATGTTTTTTCAAAGTCTGATAATCGTATAAATGTATTATCACTCCATACTGCATATAGTGTTCTTCCATTTTCAGGCATATTAAATGATGTTGTTATGTTAGCACTAGTAGCAGTATTTGTAGTAGCCCATCCATTAAATGTATATCCAATGGCTCTTAATGTAGGTAAAGAAACTACCGTGTCATAATATTGAGTATATGCTTTACCTGTTCCTTTACCATTTGCATTAAAAGTTGCTATATATTGATTTATAACCCATATTGCAATAGCATACCCATCTATTCCATGGTTCCAATAATAAGATTGACCAGGTGGATAATTTCCTAAATGTGCATAATCACCATATCTATGCAATTGCCAATATGAAAAAGTGTATCCTGTTCGATAAAATCCATTGTTATTTAAAGTAAACCATGAATCATATGTTGGAGTACTATTTTCTGTACCTCCGCCATTTGCACCATTTCCAATATATGTTATTGTATACCTGTTTGCTACCCATATTGCATAAGCATACCCATTTACTGCATGGTTCCAATAATAAGATTGACTAGCTGGATAATTTCCTAAATGTGCATTATCACCATTTCTATGCAATTGCCAATATGAAAAAGTGTATCCTGTTCGTACAAATCCATTGTTATTTAAAGTAAACCATGAATCATATGTTGCAGTACTATTTCCTGTACCACCGCCAGTTGCACTATTTCCAATATATGTTATTGTGTATTGAATTGCAGTATTTATAGGAGCCATATAATAGTACCACCATTCACTATTCCATGTTTCTAGTGTACAACTCGAACTGGCACCATATCTAGATGTTGTATCCATACTACCGTCGTCAGCATCTCCTGCATTTCTTTGTTTCATGTATGTCCAACTGTTATTCCACCAATTTTGAACATATACATATCTCCATTTCCATACAGTTGTATATCCAGTCAAATAATTTCCTCCAACAGTTGCTGTTGCACTTCTATATCCAGATTGACCTACCCAATCATAATCATAAACTAGACCCACACCATCACAATTTAATGAAACACGCGGCATTTTAATATATTATTATAAAAAAAAAATATTCATACACTTCAAGGGGTGTAAAAAATAATACTTTTGTACAATAGTTTATTACATTACAAATGAGAACCACTATATACTGAAATGATATTTTTATTATAAAGTTTTAGATTTTTGCTGCTATAATTTTCTTTTTTGGATTGTCTAATATTATTTATAAATAAATGGAATGCAAAATGTCTTTCGATATTGAAGGCTTATTATAATTTTTACAATATGTTTCATAATATTTTGTTGTAACATTAAATGGCAGATCAATTTTTATATTATCTATTGATACATATCTCATCATATTAATCCATGATACTATATTATTAATTGCTCTTTTGAGATTTCTCACACCATCCTCATTTTCTGTATTTTCTATAATGTATTTTAGTACATCATCATCAAATATAATATCATCTTTAGATAAATTATATTGCTTTAGTATTTCTGGAATTAAGTAATCCCTTGCTAAATTTAATTTCTCTTTTTGATTATATCCAGGGACATTTATGACAATCATACGATCCTTTAGAATAGGATTAATTTTACTTTCATCATTATATGTAAAAATAATCATTGATCTTGAAATATCAAAATCTATTTCTTCAAAATATCTATCGTTAAATTTATCATTTTGAACTGGATCTGTAATATGGATTAGAGTATTAATAATTTCTGCACCTTTATAAGTATCAGATACTTTATCTAATTCATCAAACAAAATCAATGGGTTCATAATACCTGTTTTAATTAGACTTTCACATATTTTACCATATGTTGCCCCTTCATATGTATATGAATGACCTCTTAAATAAGATACATCCTCTGCACCACCAAGAGAAATAAAAGCATGCGGATAATTTAATGCATTACATATTCCCTCTTTGATAAGTTTTGTTTTTCCAACACCTGCACTCCCTTGAATACCTATTATATATCCATTTGCTTTAGGATATGATATTAATTGTGCTAAAATACGAATGATCTGTTCTTTAGCTTCCTTATGACCATAAATTGTATTATTCATTTTATTCCTTATATTTTGAAGAAAATCACATATCAAATCATTCTTATCTGTATTTTTAATTGGAATTTCGTAAAATTTATTAAAAGGGATATTACTTAGAATATTTATCCAATTATATAATTTACAATATTCACCAGATGATGATGCCATATAATTTAAATTTTCAATTTTTGAAATAATGATTTTCTTATTTCTTTCTGGCATATTTGATCTTAAAAATTTGAAACGCAAAGGCTCCGTATCTTTTGTTGTAATAGTTATTAATTGATTTTCTAAAGCATCTATATTATCTTTCTCTTCTTCTGTAAGTTTATTGAAATATTCTTTTTCACATGAATTATATTGTTTGTAAAAATTATACTTCTTTTTCTTTATCTTTTTATTTGCAATTACTGATTGTTTTACTTTTCTTTTTGTTGGCTTAATCCCTTTTGCTTGATTTAAAATAAAATATATATTTTGATGATGCATATCTTCGTCATATTTATTAAAAAAATTGTTATTTATATTATCATCTTCATCGTCATCATCGTCATCATCGTCATCATCGTTATCATCTTCACTAGATTTGTCAGTCTCATTAATACTATCACTGCTATTTTTATCTTCGGATGTACTGTTATCTTCGGATGTACTTGGATTATAGTTGGGGTCTTCAGTTGAGTTATCACTTAAATTGCTCGAAGTATCATCAGAACTCGTCTCATTTTTCTCAGTCATTTATATTAAGTTACATTTATATATATTATAAATTTTTATATAATTTACAAAAATAAATGTTTATGATTACAATCTTTTATTTTCTTGAGGGCCCCAATATTTATTTTGTGATCTATTTCTTACAGTCTTTGTAGTAAATATGAGATAATATGCAAATATAATTATAAAGAAAATCATACCTACAAATACAACTAGATTGGTGTATTTTTCTGGAAGATATAAATATGCCATGTAATGACACATTATAATAAATGCACTAAATAATAACACAGTTATATATATTTTTTTATTATTGATATCATATCTTAATACATCTATATTTGAATTACCTAATGATTTCTTAAATGCTAATATATCATTAATATCTCTTTTATCTTTTTTCTCATTATTCATAACATTATTTAATTCACTATAAAAATCTATGCTTTCTGTTGTAGGTATCGTACTTACAACCTTTTGAAATAATTCTATAATACGCAAATTTATTCCATCTATATTAGCAGATAAAAACTCTTTTTTATCTTTCAAAGTTGTGGTTGAAACAGTAAGATCGGATGGTTTACTTATAGCAAAGAAATTTTCAATTTTTTTTGATGCAAATCCTTCAGAATTTACAAAATTTTCAATATAAGCAGAGCCAATTATGTAATAAACTATAAATAATAAAACTATTATTCCTGTAAATACTATTGATATAAATATTTTCGTTGGTTTTTCTACCTTCATTATGTTCATCCCCAATAATCCTATCAATATAGCGCCTACAATAACATAATATGCAATTAATTGATCATCTAATAGTTTATTTTTTGTACTTTGTATATTATATACATTTTTTTGATTATTAATTTTTGATGTATTCATTCTAATATTTCCATTAATATCTGATAATACTTTTTTCCCATAATTATATTCTCCTTTTAATGCCAACAAACCTTTATTTACAATTTTAATGGTTGTGCTTTCAGTACTATCATATAATGGTACATCTTGTATATAACTATCGTTGACAGTTTCAGTACCATCAATAATAATAGCGCCTATTATTATATATTTATCGCTACCATTACAATCTATAATATTATAATATCTGCCATTTTTTAATACATTGTAATCTTTAATTAAAATCTTTTTTTTTATATTATCATTTAATACATTTTCTAGATTTATATTGGTTAAAAAATTTAATTGAACTTGATTTGTACTATAATTTATAGCCGATGCTACTCTTATATCTGTATTTATAATACTTGGTGGAATAGCAGTATTTGTATAATATGTTGCATCATATAAAGATGATGTTAAACCATCTATTTCAGTTTGTATATATTTAATAATATTTGCATATTCTAATGTAATATTTTTATTATTATTATTATTATTTATTAATAGCGGGTTGTTTTTTATACCATTTTTAAATATAGAATTATTGGATGCATATGGAATTTTATTATTAAAATCAAATATATTTAAAGTATTTTTACTATTATCTGATGATAAATTATTAATTATTATATTAAATGTTGCTAATATCAATAATATATATAACTTAATAAATTTATAATAATAATATAATGCATTTATTTGCATTCTGATATCATCTGAATTCATTGTAATTAAAAAATATAGAAAATTTTTGAGAATATTTTTATCTCTTTCTTCAAATGTAAACAAAACATTACTAGATACATATTTGTATAGTTGATTATTAATTTTAACTGTTTTGATATTTTGAAATGTATCCTCAAATTTTTCTGCAGTTTGTCTTTCGTAGTCTATATTAGAATTTTCAATATTATTATCTTTGAACAATGGTTTTGTTGCGAGTTCCTTAGTTCCTATTACATTAAATATATGATTAGTCTTATGAAATGAATTAATTGATAAGAATAATATATTTTTATAATCAGGTGTATCAATATTATATCCAGTATTTATTTTTATGTCATCAGTAGGATTTTCTTTTGCAAAATTGTTTACTAAATGTATTTTTGTAATTGTTTTAAGTTTACTTTTGAATTGTGGATCATTTTCCATAAAGTATTTGTAAGCTTCTAAAATATCAATAAATACATTTACTGTATTCATGCATGAAAAAATATGTTTTACAATACCTTGATTAAATGCTGTTGTATTATTATTCTTTCTAATTCTTAACAAACTATCATAGTTTTCTACCTTATTAGAAAGCTTAAAATTTACAATTTGATTAATAAAATTATTGAATAAATCAATATTGTAAACCTTGCTATTAGATATATTATCTTGCGGTATATTTCCATATCGGCTTGTACCTATGCTTTTCATTTCGCGAAATATATATGGTTCGTTTGTAATTGGATCACTCACATTTACCATTAAAGAATTGTGATAATTTAGTAAAACTTTTCTCATACGATCTATAGCCATATTATTTATTGTAATAGCCTCCGTCATCTTTTACTTCTAGATTGTCCTCTATAAAATATATTTATATTTTTATTTATATTTATATACAAGACCTATAATAATACGATACACCACTATTTTCATTGTATCTTTTGATTTTTACTATATCACCTTGTTTTAGACCTAACCACTTTGCAATAATGTCATTATGCAAAATTACTGGCATTTGTAAACGACTTCTTATCATATACTTTTGCATTATTTCATTTGCTTCTTCGTCGGTTAATTTAATATGTTCTGGAACAAAAACGTGTTTTGTTGGATTAAACATTAGTTGTTTTAGCTGAAAGAACTGCAAAATACCACCGTTCTTTTGGAATAATTTATCATATTTATTTAATTGAGACATTACTGGCATTGAAATTGTATCATTATTAAAGATTAAAATGATATTTTTCTTGTTATTATATTTTTGTATAAAGGTTTCTATGCTATTTTCTCCAGCCTTCAGTTCATCAATAATATTTTTACGCAATTTTTTTGTCAAGGCAAATATTAATGTCGTATTCGATGTTTGAAACTCTATGATATTTTTATCGGCATAAAAGTTATCACGATCAATATCAGTTTCATGCTCTTCGAACATTGCGATATCATCACCTCTTTCCGTAAGCATATCTTTCAAGTTCTTAATAGCGATATCAATCTCCATTTTTAACTATTTATTCTATAATAATATAAATCTTATATTATATATCATTTTTTTTTATTTCCGCGAATTGTACAATTCTTGGATCTATATAACTTTTTTTGCATATTGCATATGTATTATGTAATTTAGTTGCTACCATTTCAATTGCTTTTTTGATAGGATTTTTTACGCCTTTTTTTTGTTTTCTCATATATTTCATAAAGAGATAATTGGCATTCCATGTTCTTAAATCTTTTGAAGTTATTTTTGTTTTACTATCAATAGCTTTGAGATAATCATTCACATCTTTTGAAGTAACGCTTTTATCATTATATGAAAATACATATGTGTCATCTGTTGTATCTTTTGTATTAGTGTATTTATTATTCAAATAATTGTAAATGTATTTATTATTACATATTGCAATATTTCGTACACCTTTCTTACCTATGAAATCGATATGTATTTTATTAGATTGAAATTTAAGATGAGAAAACTTCAGCGTTGTAAGACCTACGGAATTATTTTCTTTTTCATATTTTTTGTTCCCAATTCGGAAACCACAAGTAAATATTAATGTAATTATCATTGCAATTTCTTTCTTCTTGATATTTGAGCTTTTTAAATCCTTTGCCACCGTTCTCTTGATCTTCTCAAATATCTTCATTGAAGTAAAAATTTTCTTGTATTTTTTGTCATTTTGCTTTTTTATGAAATTTGGTTGATATATTACTTGTTTGCGACCTTTAGTATCGTAACCATATGCTATGATTTTCTTGGTATTCACAATGACTACATTTTGATATGCAGGAGGTATCTTGTATCCTTTGATTGTTTCTAACTCTGATTTATCTTTTATTTCATCATTACCTTTATAATACTTAAAACCGGTCTTATATGTTCCCTCTCTTCGTATTATCATTCTAATTACACAAACCAAAAAAATAAAAAAATAAGTTTTTCTTACAGTTGTTGCAAGAAGATATAAACATTTGTATCAAAATTAGAACTATTGTTATGTTAATATTTTGAGACATTTAAAATCGGAGCACTTTGACTTCATATCAAATCATTCTGCATTTTATTCATGTGGGGGGGATCTTGATGAAAACTGTGTTTACGGTGTTTTTGATTTTATTTTATTCATAAATTCTTTTACAAACAATGTTAATGTTAAAATTATTTTTGTGTAAAATATTTTTTTTTCATCTACAATAGCATTAGCCTTATAATATTCTTTGAAAACTTTTTCATCATCTACTATTAAATAATAGTGATCATCATATTGAGTTTCATTATCATAATAAATATATTTTATTTTATATATTTCTTTCAAATTTAAAGATTTTTTAAAAAGTGAATAAGATGGTTGGGTTTTTATATAATCTATAATAGCTTTTTTAGTTTCAAACTTATCATTAATATAACTTGTTTGATCTGTTGATAAATTTTTTAAAATATAAATTTTACTGTTGGTTTCATTATAAAAAAAATATTTATATTTTTTTAAATCTTCTATTTTAATGTCTTTTAGAATTTCTTTTTTAATAATATTATTTATATTCTCATCTTCTTCTCCTTCTTCTTCTCCTTCTTCATCTGTTTCTGGTTGTGTTGTTCCCACTTCTCCCTCTCCTTCTACTTGTGCTCCTTCTGCTGCTTTTGCTGCTGCTTTTGCTGCTGCTTCTGCTTCTACTGCTTCTACTGCTGCTAGTTGTACTGTTTCTCCTTCTTCTCTTACTTGTGATATATTTTATTCTGCTGCTGCTGCTGTATTTAATGCATTTACTATTTCTTCGTCGTATCCTCCTCCCATTTGTTTTTTGGGTTTTTTGAGAAGTTGTTTAGTAATTGCCACATAGTCGCCTTTTAACATTACATATTCTTTTTTTGAACCTTTTTTTGTCCATATTGAACGTAATCTATTATTA